AGGAAGTAAAAGAAAAGAAATTTATTAGTACTGGAAATTATCTATTAGACGCAGCTTTATCAGCTAGATTAGTAGGAGGTGGAATTTTAGGAGGTAGAATTTTTGGAATTTTAGGTGAAAGTGGTAGTGGTAAATCCTTTATAGCATATTCAATATGTAGATCGGCACAAAAAGATGGATATTCGATTATTTATATTGATACTGAAAACTCAATAGATTTAGACGGAATCACGAAGTATGGTATTGATAACTCTAATGAAAAATTCAGATTAATCAGATCAAATAAAGTTGAAGATATAAATATGTCACTCACTAAATTATTGGATGATTTAAAAGAAGCTAAATTAGGTGGATATGAAATGCCAAAATTACTAATTGTATTAGATTCAATTGGTATGATGTCATCTAATAAAGAAAAAGAAGATTTGTTAAAAGGTGCAATGAAACAAGACATGACGCGTGCGAAAGGATTAAATGCTCTTTTTAGAAGTATTAGTTCTGATCTTGGATACCTTGATATTCCTATGATCTGCTGTAACCATACGTATCTTTCCCAAGATTTATTTCCCAAGGAAATTTCCAAAGGCGGGATGGGTCTAGTCTATTCCGCATCAGTTTTAGGATTTTTAAGCAAAAGTAAGCTTAAAGATGGAACAGAAGATGAGATGGATTTAGGTCAGTCAGGTATTTCTGTTCTATTCAAAACTCAAAAGAATCGTTTAGCCAAACCAAAGAAAATTAGATTTGATATCTCATTTGCAACAGGATTAAATAAATATAGTGGTTTAGAGAATTTCTGTCGTCCAGAATACTTTGAAAAAGTTGGAATTGCTCAAGGTAAAATGGAAGTTGATAAGAAAACTGGTGAGATGACATTTACACCAGGGGGTAATAGATGGTATATAAACCATTTAAATAAATCAGTTACGACTAAACAATTATTCACACAAGAAATATTCACACAAGAAGTTCTTGAGAAGATGGCGCCAATTGTAAATGATTATTTCAGATTTAAATCATTAGATGAAATTGAACAAGTTGAAAAAGAGTTTAATGATATAATTGAGGATGTAGAGGAGGAAACACCAGATAGTGAATCATTTGATGCTGGCGATTTTTTTAACTAATTTATTATTTATAAAACCTTAAATAAACTCCAGTTAATAATTTATCTTTTATTTCTGGAAGTTTATTTATTTCGTAATGAAGTCCTGCTGATCTTTCCCAAGAGGGAGTTAAGATATAGAACCATTCTTCGTATTTCATATAATTTAATAATGTTAATAATGGCGTTTCTATTTCAACTAGTTTAAATTCTTTTTTATCGTATTTCTCTATTGTTATTTCTACTATATCTTCTATATCTTTAATATTAAAATCCTTAATAATATACTTTTTAATAACTTCAAAATATATATTTGAAATATCTTTTATATCCTTTATACCTATATTAAAATCTGGATCAGTATTTAAATCGATCAAAATATCATTTATATAATCAAAAGTAATTTCTAAATTATTACTAGATTCATTAAATTTTTTTAAGAATTTCATTTACTTTTATAATTTTCAAAATTTTTAATTAAATTAGAATATTCTAATTGAACATTATATTCTTTATATTTATTAGCTTTATTGTGAGTAAATTCTTTTATTAATAATCGATTATCATTATTTTTAATTTTATCTTTTACTAATGTTTTAACTTCTTTGTCTGTGTTAAGTAACAATTTTTCTAGAATATTATTAATATCTTTACACATTTGTATAGATTTTAAATTATCGTCATAAAAATTTATTTGGTTATAATCTTCAATTTTTTCATTAGATAATTTATTTCCATCGCTTTTTAATCCTAATAAGTGTTGTAAAATTAATTTTGATTTTAGATATGATATTTCATCATCATCTTTATTATAGAATGTTTCTGATATATAATAGTATTTTTTTATTTTTAATCCTATTTTTTCCAGTTTTTCTTCTAGTTTTGATATTTGTTTTTCAAAATTAGATTTTGTGTTTTTGGAACAAATTATATAAATATCATCATTTGTATTAATAATAGGTCTAAAAAGAGATATGTCTATATCAAATTTTATATTTTCAATTATTTCAGGATTTAAAAATTCTTGCATTGATATTCCTAAATTTGAAATATCTACTTTATGTTTTTTACTTTTTACTTTTAATTTATTCATAAAATCATTAGATAACCAAAATACTTTACCATTAAAAGATATTTTATTACCTTGAGCTTTATAAATTCCTGATTTGAATAAGTTAAATTCAGATACTTCTAGTTTAATTATTGGAATATTTGGATTTAATTTATCTATAATCCAAGGTTTTGATTCTGTTTTTAAAACTATATCTATTTCAATAAAATGAGCGTTCATAAAACTATATATTAAAAATTTGTTTGATATTTACTCAAGTAGTTTTATTAAGCTATTTCGTTTTCTAATGCAAATTCATATAAAGTTGGAAGATTTAAATATTTTAAAAATCCATTTCTTATTTCTTTCATATTTTTGGATTTTTTTAAAATTGATATAATTTTTATTCCAAATTCTTCTTGATATAATGATGAGCAATCAATCCAGTTTTTTTTATAATTATTATTAATTTTCCATTCAACTTCACCACCAGACAACCAGTATAGAGATTTTACTGGATCTATACCATAATAATCTATATTTTTAATTTCTAATCCCAGAATTTACTATCTATATTGTTCTTATACTTCATTATAATTGCAATTGCTTCTGCTAAATCTGTTGTTATATGATTGCCTATTTCAAAATAATAATATTCACCTTCTTTGTCAATTTTTATGAAGTTATCTGACCATAAGTCAAAGTTTCTCATTATATCCACTTTTTTCTTTTTCATGAATGAAAAATTATTTTTTATATCAATTTTGATTTATTTTATACCACTATTCCACTTTCCTTTAAAATTTCCTTTTTCAAAAATACCATTTTCCCAAATCCCATGAAAATTTCCATCTTTAAAGATTCCGTATTTCCAAATTCCCGAATAGAAATCACCAGAGTGCCAAATAATAGTATTTCTACTAATTTCTATTTTAGCATTCTCAATTTCCGAATCTACTAGCCAATAAAATTTTTGTGATTTTAAAATGATATCTATCTCTTTTTGGTCTTTTATAGACTTTTCATTTATTAATAATTCCTGATATCTCATGTTATTGTATTTTAACTTGAGGTATATATTCAGGTAATAATATTATTAAATATATTTAAGTGGATTTTTAGCAAAAAATAAAACCTAAATATTTTGTATTTAGGTTTTATTTTTATTTGTTTAAATTGTCACATAATTTGAAATTTCCTTATCTATAAAAAGAGGAGTTTTTTCTTTTAATAAATCGATTTGAATTTGTATTCTTGATATAGCAATTCTAGCCTCATTTGTAGTTGAAAAGTCTAAATCAATAGTTTTAGACCTTGTATATATTTTAACAATATTATTAATAGCCCTTAATGAAATTATCGAAAAAGGATCAATAGTATGTTTGATAATACCATTACTTTCCTTAATTTTTAACAATTTATCAGTTAATGATATCTGAATTAAAAAATTTTCTAATTTATAAGCCATTATATTATTTAATTTTTTAAGAAGTTATATCTAAATTTATAATTACACCATCCAAGTAATTTTGAGCAATATCGGAGAAGTCAAATGATAATGAGTGTGTACCTATTGATGTTATTGATGAAACTAAATTACTTTCAGTTCCAAGTAATATTAAATTAGAACTGGTTATACTCATAATTCCATCTCTATTATCACTTATAGATTCAATCAATAGATCAATTATATTTGATTTACTAATCGTAGGACCATATGCTGTTAAAGATAATGATGTTGAGAATGTATATCCATATAAACTATATGTACCACCAGCATATGTCGGTACTGATGATGTTAATGACGATGATATTGTATAACCTGATGCCGTATTTCCAACATTTGAATAAAAATAAATTATAGGATCAATTGTGTCTGCTAATGGATCTATACTAGATATATCTATACTTGGATTAGATAATACATAACTTAATAAGGAATTAGCCTGTATGGCATCATATTCAGTTAAAAACATTAATAATAATGTTCCTAAAGTCTCATCATCAATTGTTAAAATATTAGAAGTTCTAGATATTGAATTAATAGTTGATAAATTAATATAAACCAATGGCCTATTATTAATATCTTTAATGAATATTGATTCACCAACTACATAAGATAATATATCCGTATAAGATAATCCAGTAAAAGAAGTTCCACTTTGATTAATTGTATCTGGGAAAAATGTATAAGTATCATCAATAACAGCAACCATTATATCTAATGTAACAGAATATTTAATATTTGGATTTGTTAAGTATAATTGTTTAATTCTATTAGAAGAATTTCCGGTTAAAACCATTAATTGATTAAAAGAAAATCTTGTCGAAAGATCATCATAATAATAATAATCAACATAATTATCTTCTTCATTTACAGAAGCCTTATTATAATTAGCTTTAATAGCTAAAAATGTAGAATTATCTCCTAGACCTAAGTGATTAAGTAAATAATTTGTTTGACCTGGTTTTAAAATTACTCTACTTTTTAATAATTGTTTATAAGGAATTCTAATATCTCCACCAATTAATCTCTCTACCGTATTAACACCTTCAATAGCTACAAAATCTGAATTTTGTATTTTAATATATTGACTTTTATTACCGAAAATTGATGTTCCTGGACAACCGATACACATATGTTAGTTTTATATTTAAGATATATATTAAATTAAGAAACTTAAATTATATCAATATTGAGTATCTTTAATGTCTATAAGGTATTTTTCCGAAACAGGAATTTGATCTAATTCATTTATTCTTGTTATTCTAATCATCTGTCCTTTATTTATATCTAAATAAGGATTATTAGATAAAATTGAAGAAGCTGTTGAATGTATTGTTAACGGTAATTGTCCTGTACCATAATCAACAAAATCCGTATTACTTGTTATATCCAATCTAATTAATGATGAAGTAGGACCAACATAATTAACTAAATATTGTCCTGAAAAATCAAAAACTGAGCTGGTTCCAATAAATAAATTATTTAATGTATAAGAATCTCCTTCCTTTATAGAATTATAAACCACATTCGAATTAGAATTCAATACAAATTCTAATAAATTATTAGATGTTAAGGTAATATTACTATTTAAATCAATATTGAAATCAAAACTTTTCCAAGTTTTTGCAGAATTAGGTTGATTTGTTGTTTTATTATAGAATACCGGTAAATCAATATCACTTATTATCAATGTTTCAATTTGTGTTTCATCAGTTGCTGATGCTGTTGCTATACCTAACGGATTTATTGTAGATATATAAATATCTAACTTCTTATTCTCTGTTGATAAATCACTACCACTAATTAATATATCTACACTCTGTCTAAATTCTAAATCTGAAGTTAATATAAGTTTTAAATTGTTATTATTAGGTAATATTAACGATACCTCATCATTATTAATAACATGTGCCATAAAATCTTTATATCTAGGAACATTTATATTTACTGGAATTATACCAGAGGTATTATACATATCAGTTGTATTATAAACTTCTATTGATTTATATTTTCTATCTATACTATTATATTTTATACTTGGTGGTGTTGTCTGTGAATTAACCTCAATTTCAATAGTATCAGAAGATTCAGATTGTAAAGTAGAATAAAGTTTTAATAAAGATTCTAAATTAGATATTTTAGAATTTATAGTTGCAAAATCTTTTTGAGAATATAATAATTGTTTTAGATTTAATACTTCAGCTTTAATTGATGAATGTTCACTTATAATATTTAAAAAACTATCATTAACTGAAGCTAATCTTTTCATTGCCTCATTAAATAAATTCATACTAAATAATGAATTGATTGCTTCTGGATTATAAGCATCAACAGGATTATCGTGTATAATATTAAAATTTAAATTAAGTCCAAAAGCATAAGCAGTCCCATCTTGATTGCCATTTGCTACTAATTTTTTATATGTTGGAAATCTTAATCCAATTTCAGAATCTTTTGGATTATTATCTGGATTATCTAAAAAAGATATACCATATAAATTAGTTTTTTTATTTCCAGTTGTGTCCTCAACAGTATAATACCACAATATAGCATTAAATTCAAAATCCTTTGGAGGAGTGTTATTAACTTCTAATGCGTTAAATTGATCAAAATTAGATAGTGACCTATCTTTTAAATTCATTTTAACATAGTGACTAGTATCAAAATCTAAAATTATACCATCAACAGATGAACCATCAACAATTGGTGCATTTATATCTCCACTAACTCCAAAATAGTCTCCACTTCTTCTTAAAGAATCTCCATTTGCTGATTCATAAGTAAAATCCTCTGTATCAAAATGTCCAAAATAAGAACCAGGGTAATTTTGAGGAGAACTCACAATTAGTGATGAAAATAGTTCAGCTCCAACAATTTCTGGTTGATACTGGTTAGGTATAATTGGAAATATCATACCTGGTTTATAATTTACATCTGCTACTGTTCTAAATAAAATATCTGGAGTCTGCCCAGTATGATCTGGAATATGTGCATAAACTTGTGTATAAGCTTTATTAGCTTCTTGAACATTTGATACACCATTTACTTCTCCAATATATTTAACTAATTTATGATAAACTATTTTAGCGATACCATTTAGTCCAGTAGTTGTACTTATTATAGTTGGAAAATCAACTAAAACATCATGTGTATCATTTGTATTTACAGAAACCGAAAGTACTTTTAATTGAATCGGACCTAACCATTCAGTAGTTCCTATTCCAAACACATCTTCTATTAAAGGCAAATCGTTTATAGAATTTACTTCTATAACATCACCAGATCTAAAATTTGTTATACTATTTAATACTATTTTTAAAGCCTGGTCACCTGCCACTAAAAATTGACCATCAACTGGTGAAGAAGATGAAGTAACTTCTGTTATAAGATATTCACTAATTTCTCGTTCTTTCCAAAGATATTCTCTAAAATATGTATCATCTGCTAAATTATTTCTTTGAAATTCATTTAAACTATCAATATATTCATCTTGTGGTAAAGCTGGTTCTAGACTAATAAGTCCTAGTTTTTTACACCATTTATAAAATATTTTTTCAGCAGTTGTCTCAAGTGCAGTATTATCATAATAATACTCAGTATTATTTAATCTAGATTCTCGAACTGTAATTTCATGATTAGCTACATAATTTCGAAGAGATTCGATAACCTGTTCTGAAAATGTGGGAGGTTGTGTTGCTGATAGTGTTGAAAATGTAGCAAAATCCCAATATATATTTTCTGAAGCAGTACCACCTATATTATTCTCATCAACTAAATTTTGAATTGGTAAATCCAATAAAACATATTTAGAAAAATACATTTTATAATTTGAATTTTGATGTGCTGCTGATATATCTTCGGCAGCGCCTGGAAAAGCATAAAATGATGTTCCATTTTGTTTTAGTGTTTTGTACAAGGGGCAAACCATATTTTAATATATATTTAATTATATATAAAAAAAAATAAATCTTCTATGATAAAAAATAACGAATCAAAAGTAGAGATTACAAATAGAAATATTAAATATTATACTGATAAAAATTACATATGTGATATTGGTGATACTATTACAATTGATATTTCTACTATGCCAGAAATGTCACATAATAAAGTGATTGCTATATGTGAGATATGTTTATCTGAAAATGAATTATGTTTTTCAAAATATAATAAAAATAAAAATCGTCAGGGATTCTATTCTTGTAAAAAGTGTTCGGGTAAGAAGAGAAAAATTACAAATATTATAAAATATGGAATAGAATCTACATTTCAAAGAGATGATATTAAAGAAAATAATAGAAAATGGATGTCATCTTTAGAATTTAAAGAAAAATCTAAGGAGTCTTTACTTAAAAAATATGGTGTTGAATCATATTCAAAAACTGATTCTTTTAAAGAAAAAATGTCTAATTTTAATATTGAAAATAGAGAGTATTTAAGAAATAAAAGAGAATTAACTTGCTTAGAAAAATATGGATATAAATCTATTTTAGAAATTCCAGAGTTTAAAGAAAAAGCTATGTTTGAAAAATATGGAGCAAGTTATTCATTTCATGTTACTGATATTAAAGAGAAAATACAGAATATAAATTTAGAAAAATTTGGACATATATCCCCATTGGGAAATAAAGATGTTCAGGATAAAATAAAAGAAAGGTTTATATATAAGTCAATTGAAAAAGAATCTAAATTTTATGGTAACTCATATTTGATAAATAAGTATCAAATATATAAAAGAAAAGTTCAATATCATACCTACAAGATTAAAAAGGATATATTTAATACTTGGAATGGAATAGATTATTATGATAATGAATATATCAAGGACAATTTATTATTAGATAAAAATAATCCAGGATTTCCAACAATTGACCATAAAGTATCTTCATTTTATGGATTTATGAATAATATTGATACATTTGAAATTTCGGATATTAAAAATCTCTGTATAACAAAAAGATCTAATAATATATTAAAATCTATTATTAGTGAAGAAACATTTAAAGAAAAAATCTTATTGGATAGTAAATAGTATTAAATATTAAACAAATTATATTATAATATATATAATTTTAATGATTAATGATTTATTTTATATAATTGGGTTATTTATACTTATAATTTCTTTTTCAAATGCTGTTAATTTTATTAAATTTACTAAAATAAGAAGATGGGTTTTATCATATAAAAAAGTTACTGGAAATGATGTATTAAAAAAAGATTTTAAATCTAATCAAGAATATAATATTTTTACAATTTATTCTTTATTTTTAGTAATAGAATCTATTTGGTTTATAATAGGTCTTATATCAAATAGTTGGTATGTATTTCTACTATTATTATTTATAAGTTTGATTTTAATACTTATAAATATGTATTTTGAATACAATATTGTATTCAAAATATTTGGATTTATATTTTCATTTTTAAAATTTCCAGTGATATTATTTTTGATTTTAAATCATTTTCATTTTCACTTAGATATATTTACTTACTTAGAAAATTGCTTAACAAATTCCTGAACGGATACCAATGTTCCTTTAATAACATATTCATATAAACCTAAAGCACCTACTTCAGAAGGAGGATTATCATAAAAGTTAATATCATTAAGGCATTCATCAATTTGATTTCTATATTTTAAATAAAAATCATAAATATCAGATTCATTAATTAATCCTTCTATTTTAACTTCATTTGGATCTTTAAGAAAAGAATCTATAAACGATTTAAACTCTCCTCCAGATTTTTCAATAGTAGATTCGATTAATGATTTAACTTCATCAATTACTTCTTGAAATTTATTAGCCTCAATAGCTTCTGTAAACTTTCTTATTCTTATGTTTTTCATATCTTATATATTATCCCCAGATACCAGAAAAATTACCATGATACCAAATACCACCATTAAAATAACCACCATCAAAAATACCATTAAACCAAATACCACTATTCCAAGTTGAATCTTTAAAAGTAGAAACACATTTTATACCAGTATCTATTATACCAGTATTTACTGATAAAATATCTGATAATCTTACATCAACAAAAACATCTGTAGTATTTGTATCCTCATTTATTGTAGTATCTAATATTTTATACTTTTTAGGATCATCAGTTGTACCAAATACTGAATATGTTCCAGATTCGAATTTATCAACAATATTAAAAGTATCTCCAATATTAAATCTATATATACCGTCTAGTCTAAAATCATTATATGTATTATTAGCTCTTATTCTTATAATATCAATTTCATTTAAAATACCACCCTGCCATAGTGAAGAATTAAATTCTATATTATAAACATTACCACCATAGAAAGTACCACCACTAAATATACCTGTATACCAAGTAGAATATTTATGTATCTCCGAAACATCAGGTAATCCTCTATCATTTAAATTTAAAAATGAATGAAATTCTCCTTTTATAAATCGGCCACCATTCCAAATAGAATTTCTACTATTAAATGATTTTGTTCCAAATCTTGATTTTGTATTTACCAACTCATTAAATTCACCATCATACCAGAAACCGTTTTGGAAATCTCCGCCTAAAAACTTACCATCTAACCAATAAGATAAGCTACTATCAGTATTAAATAATCCATTGTTCCAAGTACCAAGTACCCAAATTCCACCTGAAAAGATACCATTGTTCCAAGTACCATCATTCCATGTTCCATCAAACCATCTACCATTGTTCCAAGTACCATCATACCATCTACCAGAATACCATGTACCATTTTCCCAAGTTCCTCCAAACCATCTACCACCATACCATACTGAACTATATTCATTAGTTGAAGCATTATCAACCTTAACAGTTAGTAAATTATCTGTAATTATCTTAGAAGTCCATTTTCCAGAATACCAATCCCCGGATTTCCAATATCCAGATATCCAAGTTCCTCCAAACCATCTACCACCTTCCCAAGTTCCTTGATACCAAACTAAATTTTGGTCAGAATCTAATCCTATTATAGCATTTGATACTTCAGCATCTAAAATCCAAAAGAAATCTTCTGTTAATCTTACTAAATCTAATCCATCAATAAGTCTAAATCTATATTTTTTAAAATCTATATTTTTTAAGAAAAATTTATTAATATCTAAATCATAGTTTTCAGGCAATATTTGAATAGATTGTTTAACTTTTTTATCACCAACACCTAAGTCAAATATATCAATTGGTTCAAAATTTAAAAATGGATCTTTTTTTGTATATAATACAACTAATTCATCTTGTGAAAATCCAGTCCAAGGTATATTAATTTCTATTGCAGTATCATCTAAATATTTAATAACATGATATCCTAATAATTGTGGCCAATAAGACATTGTTCCAACAATATCAATATTTACGCCATCTCCATCTTTTAATCCATGTGGTACAGTAAATGAAAACTGATATTTAGAATTAACAGATTGTAAAACAGTTGCTGGTAATTCAAATTCATTTTGTAATTTTGTAATTTGAATAGCTAATTCATATTTATAATCAGTATAAACAATACCAGTTAAATCGTCAACTATATCACAATCTGACAATAATACTTTTGTATAAGAATCAGTTGGTATTTTAAAATTAATATTATTTTCATAATTCGTATAATAATAACCTGGTTCAATTGAAATCTCAGACCATTTTAAACCTTCATTATCCTCATATGGTCTTTGCAATCCATTTATATATTGTAGATCATCTGATATTTGTTGAAGTGTTCTTCTACTATGAATAGAGACTGATGATATTGTATTAGTTCCTGATAATTTATCGTGAAATACCATAACATAATATGGTTCTGTTCCAGAATTATCATAATACTTATCAATTATAAGTAATCGTTTGGTTACGTATTGATTAAATTCTGGATCTGGAGGCCATGAAAGACCCTCTTTTATTGTCACATCAACAAAGGTCCACAACATAAATGAATCCCAAATTGGTTTCAAATTAATTCCAAAATATATTTTATTTGTTTCTAATTGTCCTGAATATGTTCCATTTATAAAATCTAAATAAACTATATTATCATTTACGACTAATGAGTCTGATATTCCAGAATCTGGCCCTGGAATATCATCATATTTTGGCAAAGCTAAAAATTCTTTATTAGGAACATACCTAGACTGATCTATAAAATTTAAATAACTTAATAAGTTATATGTTGGTGTGTAACCAAAATTTAAAAATCCAGATGGATATAATATATCTTCTTCTATTAAGAAACCATTTGTATTTAATATTTCTACATTTGCTTGTAAATTATAATAAGCTGAAAACTGACTATATTTACCAGTCACTTGAAAAGATTGAGTTATACCTATTGGTGAAGATATAGGGTTTGGATAATAGTCAGTAATAGATTCAATATCATAAGCATTTGATATATAATGTTTTTTAAAATTTTCTAAAAATAATGAATTATAATCTATTTCTGTTATTGTTAATACTATATCAGCATTACCTCCAACAACACTTGTTGTTAGAATATTTATTGTATCACCAACAGAAAATCCAAATCCTGGTTCATTTAATATGATAGATGATAAATTCTTTGAACCATCGATTTCAATATCAAATTTTGCCATAGATCCTGTGTTGCTTGTTGAATTAATAGCAACATATGATCCAGAATTATAAGATGTTCCCGAGCTAGTAATTAAAAAAGATTTAACACCACCAGTTTTAGTAGGATATCTATTTAAATTTCTTATTTCTAAAGAATCTGTTAATTTACCATATTTTAAATTATTAAAAATATTCTCATTAAAATCTGTATAGAAATATTGATAATATGTAGTATTAAATCCAATAGTTTCGGAAAATATTTTATTTATAATAAATTTTCCACTGAATAAATTACAATCAATATGAATAACATCTCCTTTTTCTGGAGCACTTTGTGTTGTTCCTATTGTAATTGCCCAAATTCCTAAAAATCCATAAAAATATAATGGATAAAGAGTAGATGGTGATGTTATAGATGTTAACTGTTCTCTAAATCTGTTGCTTGTTGATGGCATTAAATTTTGAATATCTGTATAATCACAAGTAATATCTGATGTTGAATAAGTAAAAACTCCAGATAGATAATCAGAGCTTTTAAAATCAAAAGATGGCTCTACTTTAAATCCATCACTTAAATGTGTATAATATTCAAATGTTTTTAATCTATCTTTCCAATATGTAATCCAATTATTATCATAATAACTGTGAGTAGTAGATGTTACTGAGTCATAAACAGAATTTGAATTTTGTCTAAATGATATTTGTGTTTCAGTTACTGAATTAGAATCTATAAGATAACTAACCGGAACAATATATCTACTTGGTAGTCTATATTGTCCATAATCATCAAACCAATACAATTTTGAACCTGCATCATAATCCATAAATAACAATCTTGGTTTAAGATTTGAAAAGAATTTATTATCATAAACATTAGAAAATGTACCATAAATTAAACTTTCTTGCCACAATGAATTATTTCCCGTGATAACTAAACTATCATCATAATTATAAATTGAATTAATTCCAGATTGTGTATAAAAATTTGAATAGGTTACACTAAATATATTTGATTCAGTGCTTGAAAAAGTTCCTGATAGTGGATTAACTTGATAAATTGATTCAAATGAACTTAAGAATAAACTTGAAGTGGATGAGATATATCGAATACTACTTATATCACTAAATGTTGGATTTCCCAAGAAAATAAAATTGAAATCACTTACTGAATTTTCAATATCATATAAATATAAATTATCATTCTTAGCACTAATTGCGACAAAACTACTAGTCCCAGTATATAAAAGTGAAGATGTTGAAAAATATTCTAAATCCGTAATATCATCAACTAATAAATACTCATCATCAGAATCGACAAACTTTGAAACTCGTCTTTTATAAGCTGTCCAATTACCAGATTCATATAAAAAATCTATAAATACTCCATTATCACCACCAACATAAAACCTATCAATAAATTGATAAATAACTACATTAAAATTATACCCATCAAAATCAATAATATTAATTCTTTTCCAATTATATCCACCATTATCAGTTATCCATAATTGATTAAATTTCCCAACAACAACTCCTCTAGATTCATTAAAAAATGATATAGATGTTAGTGTTGTTAAAACTGATCCATCATCTCTATAAACTCTAGGATCCTTAGGAATACCTGGTTTTGGATCAGCTAATAATTCTAATAATTTAATCTTTTCAATTTTAAAATTAACTTTATTAACTTTTAATAAAGTTCCATCATCTCCACAAATCCAATAATTACTTTCAGTTTCTGATATAGATCTTAGATTTACTTTATATTTTGAATTAATAATATTTGTCTTTCCTTCCTGATGACAGATAATTATACCAAACTCTCCAATTGTTATATTTCTTTCTGGTATTGTGTAAGTTATATCATCTATAATGAATGATTGTGTTCCATGTTTTAGCGTATCATATAAGGATAATTCATACAAATTATTATAATCCATTCTATTTCTTAGAACATAATTATGTCGTTCTATGAAATACATAGTTTCACTTTTGGAATATTCTGGGAAAAATCCATTTTTTAATCTATGTAAAGACCACTGTGTTTCTCGATTAATAGTTCCAAGTTTAACACAAATTGAATATTTAATTATATTTTCATATAAATCTAAATCTGTTGTTCTCACTAATTTTTCCTTAGTATAAGTGTAAATACCATTCGTTGAATTATAAATAATATATGAGATATTATTTCCTATGGTTTCCTTTATTTGATAATGTCCATCAAAATAAGTATCTGGATCAACTGATGAATCTAAAGTTATTATAGTATATTGATTTTTAACTAAAATACGATGGCCTTCTTTTACAACAATACCATCAATTTGTAATCCTACTAATTTTTTAGAAATATCGGGTATAATATCAGTTGTTGATACATCAACATATAATAAATTTTTTATTTGATCATCTATTAATCTTTTTGGTGTAAATAGATTTTTCAAAGTCATACCATATTCTGGTAGAAATTTTTCTTTAAAATCATAAAGAACTTCTGTCGATGTTATAGAAGCTCTATTTTTTATTGGATTTATATAAGGTGATACATAAGGACTTAAAGCTGTTGAATAGTTATAATTTTTAGATTGATAATTTGTTAAAATATCATAGATATTGCCTAAATCATCCATTCTTACAAATGTAGATGCACTTAAAACTCTTTGATAAAATCTTAGAAATTTTAAATCCTGTTTTAATGATTGATAATCAGAAACTTCTAATGTATCAATATTAGGAGTCCATTTTTTAGTATCGTTATTTAATATCCACATATTTATTTTTTAACTTTTAATTTCCACATAACTGTTTTACTATTAACATCAATTGAATTACTAGCAATAGTTACTTTTGATTTAAAAAGAATTTGTTTTATCTCATCTATAAATTCATCATATTTATAGATGTCTGAAATATAATCACCAATATCAATTGTAAACTGATTTTTTTCAGAAAAAATCAAATCATAAACTAAATCATTTTTATTCTTCATGAACTATATATTAAGTATGTTCATTTTAATTAGAAGGTAGTGTGTTCAGATCTATATTTATCGTAACGATTTGCTAACTCAATTAAAAATTTATTTCTAACTATATCTTCGTTTTTAAATTCAAATATGTATAAATCTGCCATATCTTTTGTCATTCCTATAAAATCAATATAACCAGAATCTTTTTTTCTAACATCATATTGAGATGTATCACCCATCATGACAGCTTTAGAATCTTTACCGAGACGTGTTGCCCATAACATTAGTTGCTTTATTGAGGCATTCTGACAGTTATGAACTAATATATTTTCAACAAAATAATTATGATTACCATCAACCTCTATATTATATACATAATCCGTTTCGGAATTCTCTATATTTACTATATCAGTTGTTGATAGGTTTTCATTATATGATATTTTATATAAATTAATATCAAATTTATTAATATTACCGTTCATCTTGTAGGACATTGATGGAGGTATATAATTTGAGATTATACTAAACATTTTTAAAGAATTTATTCTATTTAAACATAATATAATGCCCTTTGATGTTTTGTAAATATTACTATCTAAATTGAATTTATTTTTCAATATTGATGATAATATACTCACCTCTTCATGACTCATGGAATTGGTTGAGAATGTTACGCTTCCGCTTGATTTTGAAACGGATCCATCATCCATATACCAAATAGCTAAGGTTCTTTCTGTGAACCATCTATTAACTCCGCTACTTATAAATTTTTTTGACTCTTTGTAAATGGAGTTATAAAACTCATTTGATATATTTATTGATTTTGTTTGAAACCCACATTGTGCCTCTCCAGTATATCCGGATTTTAAAAAGTTTCTATATGATGATATTCCTTCAAAAATAGACTTTTTAAAATTCATATAATCATATTGTTTAATAGAGTGATTCGTTGATAACCTATATGACTTTTTAACTTGTTTATTTGATAATAATGATGAATCACCTAAACACATTCCTAAAATTATATCATATGAGTCATTTGTAATAATTGTTGAATTATTTGTACCCATTTCTTTATATCTACAAATACTATCACCCACTTTTAAATTATTAACCTCTGACCATATAATTTCACCATCTTTAAAAACAGAAAATGGATGATTTTTTGTTGTTTTTATTGGTTTTAATTTATCTTTTGTGTATATTTTAGTTATATTTTTTATTCCATTTTCAAAAACACCAGTTACTTTTTTATTTTCCAAAATTCTCATTTCTTCATTCCAACTAGAAACATATACGTCTTTTCCAGATTTAAACATATTAACAATATCTTTTATTCGAATGTAGTTAAAAGAACCCTTAGTACCGTGTTTTGTGACAACTCTCGTATCACCTGTAAAGCACTCGTCCAATAACATTACACAATTATCATAAGTAGATCCTCTCATATAAGCGAGTGGTTCAAAAACTATAATCTCCGTAGCAAATAACCAATCAATTGTTGGTTTATCTAATATTTTACAAAAATTAGTATAATATGATTGTTTATATGGATCAGTTTTTTCAGAAATATTTCCGGGTAAAAGTCCAATTTGCTCGCCACTTTCCTGTATTGGCTTAGTAATAATAATTTTATCTACTTTTTTATCAGCTAAAAGGGCTAAGGCAGTATAACAACTTGTAAATGTTTTAGAAGTACCAGCCGGACCGTGTACAACTGTTAATGTATTATTTCTTATTCCTTTATATAAATCATTTTGTTTTTCGGTTAATCTAACATCATTACTTTGGAATGATTCCTTACTTAGAGAGATGGCCTTTTTTTGCCTTTTTTCTAATTCATGATTACGAACCTCATCTTGTATTTCTTTTAGAGCTTGCGTTTTAAGTGATACTTTATTTCTTTGAGATTGTCTTGCCATATTAATCGACTTTTTATTGTATATATTCTTATCGATATGTGCCTAAACAAAAAAACCTCAAAAATTGAGGTTTTTTAAAAATCATCTACTGATTCTTCTTCTTGTTTTTCCAATGACCCATCATTTTGTATGAGTACATAGTCAAAATTGAAAAGATCTGAATTAGAAAGTATTCCTTTTTTATAATCTAAAAATTTAAATGTATCAATATAAGGATAAGTTGACATTTTCCAATTTTGCAATTGAATTTGTAATTTTAAATCCTTAACACCATCAGTGGTTATAAATAGTCTTCCTGATTTTGAAGATTGTTCAGATTTAAATATATATCCATTTTCAGTTGCCCATTGTTTAAAAGATGTTACTTCATGATCATAATAAGTATAGATTCTATCCATAACTTTATATGATTTTCCATCTTTATCAACAGAATTTTCCCACAAAAGAGCTCTAGCCCTTACCTTACCAGATTTTTCATCAATATGAACTAACATCTTAACCAAATCTGGATTTTCTGCATAAATATCCATAAATCTATTTTTATCACCATATCTCATACAGGAATTCCAAATAGTTCCACATCTATAACCATTAGGTGAAAAATAATTATAATCTAAATACCATTTTTTAATTTCTGGTCCTGAAATAATTTTAAATTTACTAATATCATTATCAAAATAGCTTTTAAATAAATTAACAAATTCTTCGATAAGACTATCATTTATATGATAACTTTGTAAAACTTCTTTTTTAATAAATTTTTTGACAAATCTTCCTATTTTTATTTCTGTTCTATATTTTTCTTCACTAAATCCATTACTCAATGATAATTTAGATTTAGGAACAAATGAAACAGTATCAAATTCATCAACTACTACTTTAATAAAATTTCCTTCATTTTTTATAAATGTTGAGCTCCCATTAAATAATAAATTAGATATTATATGAAGGTTTCTAGTATCTTCAATAAAGTTACAAAAATTTTCATCAAAGTTGAGTCTTTCAAACATAATATATACTATATGAATTTTTTACTTGAGTTTAAGAATTATTATAAAGAAGGTGACATTGTTCTAATAGAATACTGGTATAACGGAATGATAACGTGTGTAATGATAACTAACATAACTGGTAGAAAATACAAAGTTACTCATAATATTCCTCAATCGAAAATATTTAATGCTCCTGATGAAAATATAAAGTATTCTGATATTATAGATCATTTTAATCAATAGAATATAAAGAATTAATCATTACTTCATAAACATCTCTATCATTTGGATCATTTAAATCTAAATATTGTTCTTTTATAATTTCAATTTCTTCTCTAGAAATTGAAGTATTTAAAAACTTTTCTTTAATAGGTTCATACTTTGAAGTATAATCTATTCTTTCTTCTACTTCAAATCCTTTAACAACATTATTTCTAACATCTAATAATTCTGATCCATTGGCATAATAGATTTTATTAGTTTTTTTGTTACCACGTCTAGTTTTTTGTCTTTGATAATCATCATCATAATTATCATAATTATCATATTGATTGAAATTGGAATTGTTCCAAGTCCTATTTTTACTACTATTCCAAGATGTTGTTGTTGTTCTTCCACCATATTTAGATTTATTCCAATCATCCCACTTAGATTCTGTTTTGGTCATATCACGTCTAGTAGGAAGATTTTCCCAGTCGATGAAAAGACAAGCATTTGATAAATCTATAAGATGTTTAATATCTTGGTGTTCATTATGAGTATGTTCTAAATAATATCCAACAGAAATATTAGTACATTCTGGAATTACTGATGTAAACTCAGCAGAATCTGTGTAAACTCCAGTATCATCTATTTTATAATTAAGTCCTCTTTTATTAAGTTGATTTGATAACTCTCTTCCAAATTCATCAGAACAAGTTCTTGTAAAAGATTGATGTGTAATAACTGATGTTGTACCTCTACGATCAAAAGAAATTATTCTATCATATAGACCTTTAACCTCTACGAATTTTGCGGCAAGACCTGAACCAATACAACCTACTTCTTCACCAATAAAGAAATAATAAAGACCTGGTATATTATGTTTCATCATCCATAACATAATAGTAACACCAGCTTTATCATCAGCACCAAGTATTGATGTTTTGTCAGTTCTAATAATATTTCCGTCAATGAAATGTTTTACTTTAGTTTGATTCTTACAAGCAGTATCAAAATGGGATGCAAATATAGTTCTACTGTTACCTATTTTTAGAAAATAATTACCCTGACTATCCTTATTAAGTGATTTTGGTAATACTCCAATATCTTGCATTTCTACAACAAAATCATCTTCATATCCGTATGGATAAGTCTTAGATGTAAGCTTAAGGAATGTTGATTTTATAAATGTTTCTTTATTCATTATGAATACAAATATAAGTTAAAAATCTGTAATATCCAAATTTATATCAGAAATGTTATTAGACAAAGTTTTTATAACAAACCTAAATATAATAAAAATATAAACAAACAGATAGATAAACAATATATATTTTAGATGTTCGCACATCTTATGTCGAGTGTTCTTGTGACACTATTGAGAGTTTGAAAAGACTCAAAGATATAAGACTAAAATAAAAAGAATAACTATGATAGTTAAACAAAAAAAAGGCACTAATTTGCCTAGTGCATGGATTGTAAATCCAAAAGACAAAGGCAGAAAATCAATTAAAGGAGATAAAATATATCTCGATGATAATCAAGAATTTGAAATAGAAATTCAAAATCCACTAAAAGAATCTGTATTAGCTGATATCCGTTTAAACGGAAATTCAATTTGCAAAACTGGCTTAGTAATAAAGCCCGGACAAAGAATATATTTAGATTGTTTTGTTGATGATAAAAAGAAGTTTATATTTCAAACTTATCAGGTAGACGGTACTCAAGAATCACTTGACGCAATTGTTGATAATGGATTAATGGAAGTTTTTTTCTATAAAGAACAAGCAGTAACTTTACAAAATTGGAATGATAGATTTCATAAAGTAATAATTCACGAATATCATCCAGTTTATTATCCTGTATATCCAAAATGGTACACTAATTTTCCATACTATGGAACAACAGGTACAATAACAACAAGTTCAACAACAAATTCATTATATGGTGGTGTATTAAACAATGGAAGTTATGGATCATCTTTTACCAATTGTTCATTAACATCTGGTAGTAATTACTATAATTCACCAGTTGGTGGATCACTTGAGACTGGTAGAGTAGAGAAAGGTGAAAAATCTAATCAACAATTTGTTGACGTTGATATGGAGTTTGAAAAGAACTACATACACCACCTTGTTTATCAACTTCTTCCAAGTTCGAGAAAACCAAAAGACATAAATGATATTTCAAAATCTAAGAAGATTATGGAAAAGTTAAAATCAAATAAACCACAATTAAATGATATCTTAAAAAGAGAGTCAGAAGATGTAATTGAGTTAATAAAAAAGTTAGGTGATTTACATTCAGCTGGTATTCTAACAGATGAAGAGTTTTCAAATAAGAAATCAGAATTACTTAGTAAAATATAAAATTTATAAAGCGAAAATCTAAAAGAGAGTCATTTGACTCTCTTTTTTTATATATACTATATGAGATTAAAAAAGTATCTTCAGTTTATTAATGAGTCTTTAAATGACAATTCAACGTATTGGATTGATGAAGAACAAATTAAAGATATTTTCAGATATATTACTGATGAAGGATATCCATTAAGTATTACAAAAGTATTTTTTGGCCATGTTGGATACTCAGATCATGGTCATAAGTATCATAACCCAAATAAAAACTCAGAAGATAATAAATTAGTCTTGTTTGATATAAATCAAGATGATGTATTATTAAGAGGTGAGAGTTATATGCCTGGATACAGAATAGCAATTGTCATAAGCCAAGATAAAGGCGATGATATTACTGACGAATTTCAAAGTGCTGTCTCTCAGTTAAAAGGAGAGGGATATGTAATTGACACAGTTGAAGACGAAGATGGTAAAACTAATTTAGAAAATATACACCTTTTGGATGGTTCTATTATAACCTGGATTCCAGAGACTCCAAATAAACCATTTACTACTGATCCAGATGAAATGTCAGATGGTGATGTTTATATTAGTTCTTCTGAACTTGTTATTTCAATTCATCAACCAGAAGAGGTTAAATTCACCGAGAAAATGTTGGCTGAAATTTATGAATGGAAATGTGACAGAATCGAAGGAGATAAAATATATTGTCATGTTGACATTGATGATATGGCAAGTTCAGTTCTTTCAAGAAGAGATTACGAGAGATGGGGCACAATGTTAGAAGAAGGTCTTGATATAGGAGACTATTATGGGGATGGATATTATCCAGATATAAGTAGTGTTTTCCAATACACCTTAAAAAACGAAGCTGCTAAACTATTAGTCAAAGCAATGATTAAAGAATTAGGTGGATTAGAATCAACTCTAACAGAACTTGAAGGTGAGGAAATCCATGAAAGTTTAACTGATAAATCTGAAGATGAGGTTATTGATATACTCCTAAAAGAAATATTTCGTAGAGGGTTAGATAAGTTAAGTAAAGACTCCGAGATAATGGGTACAGTTAGAGAAACTATATCAGATTGGGAAAGGCAGGCACATTGTGATGCAAATTGGGAAGAACTGATATCTGAATTTGATGAAGTTGTATCCGAAGTAACAGAATATACTAAAAAATTTGATAAAGAAGTTGAAAGATACTATTTTAATAAAATTCCTGGTACTGAAAATAAAGAAAAAGTCTACTACAAAACTAATGTTACACACTATGAATTACCATTTCAAGATAAGTGGATTGAAGATTATGGTAAATCATTAAAAGGATACTCACTTGATGCTTTATTTAAAGAGTGGTGTTCAGATTCTTATCAAGACTACAAATTAGAGCCAAGATTTGGTGACTATGGTCACGTTGACTCTGATGATCTTAACAAAGAGATTATATCAATATTAAACTACAATTTAAAGTAATCCTAAAGTTCCTTTAGCCGCAAGATACTGTTTTTCTGAAAGAACTTTATATTCCTTATTACCAAGAGTTTCTTTTTTACAGTATTTGGAAGCAAGACTTTTTTTCAAGGAAATAAGAAAGGCGTTCTCACCTTCATATTTCTTAATCAATTTATTAAGTTCGATTTTTTCTGAGATTTCCATAACACAAATATAGAAATAATTATTGAATATTCAAATAATCTTTCATTTGTTGAATCATATATTCAGTTATCACATCAGATGCATTTATTGAGTTTAAATATTTAACATCAATTTTTACAGATTGACTTTTTTTCTCAGCCAATGATCCATCACCTTTAGCAATAACCTCATGATATTCTCTTTCTGTTAATTGAATTATACAAGGGTGATATTTAGAAGAATGTGACTTTGAAACGAATAATGGTTTCATAAATTCTATTTTATATTCTGGACTAACAACAATTCCAGCTTCTTCTTCTAATTCCCTAAGAATTGCTCTTTCAGGAGACTCTCCTGATTCAATACAACCACTTAAAATAGTAACATGAAAATCTTGACCATCAACATATTTAAATGTAGGAATATATTCATGTCTTAGTATAATTTGATTCGAATCTATAAGATATGGTATACAAACTACAAAATCTGATTCTTTAATTATTGTCCAATCCTCATAGTTGATAACTTTCATATACTTATTTGAAAATAATATATCATCTTTATCTTCCTTAAATTCTGATTTTGGCTTTAATTTTGTAAATTTTTCCATAAAAATAAATAATCCTTTTCTGTATATATTAGAAAAGGATTATTTAAATTATTTATTTACTCAGAATCAGAGGAAGAACTTACTTTTCTATCCATCAACATAGGAAGAACTTCTTTTTCGTAATAAGAATCAAAACCCTCAAGCATCGATGAAATACTTGTTCCGGTATCAAGACCAATAACTTCATCAATCAATCCAAATTTTAATGCTTCATCAGAATTATACCAACGGTCACGACGAGAGAACTCCAACACTTCATCAAATGTTTTACCACAATTCTTTGCTAACATTTTGAAAAGAACATAATTATATTTTTCGGCCTCCATTTGATTTATACGAGTGTCTTGAACATTACCTTGATTTCCGTGACTAAGTTGGTGTGTCATAACTTTTGAAAAAATCAAAGAAGATCTTTTACCTTTAGTTCCAGAACTAAGTAATACTGAACCCATACTTGCACACATCCCAATATTGATTGTTGCAACGTCAGAGCTTATATAATTCATTAGATCAACAATTCCAAGTCCACAAAGAACTGAACCACCTGGCGAGTTAATATAAAGTGAAATATCTCTCTTCTCAACAGAATCAAGAAAAAGCAATTGTGCTTGAACAATATCAGACATATGTTGGTTTACTGGACCAGATACCCAAATTATTCTATCTTTAAGCAACCTACTAAAAACATCCATTTGTGTAACATGCATTTGTCTTTCTTCGAGAATATAAGGTGTTAATGAGTTTTCAAACCTATCAAGGTTAAGTGATGATATCCCTTCACTAAGGGCAAATTTTTTAAATTCTGTTCCTATATTCATAATTATTAATTTTAATAAAGATTATAGGTTTAATTTAATGAAAGTTTTTAGAGATTGGTAAATTTACTTTTTGAAGTATTTGGAGATACTTTTGTATTTTCTAAAAATTGTTTATATAAAAAGATAGTACTTGATTATCCTATCAGAGTAGTTTAAATATTTCAATTTTTGATTACAAATTTCGTAATAATCTGTTTTTTTCATACGTGAAATATATAATCTAGTTAGTGATAATAATTATAATGTATCAATAATATCTTTCATTCTTTTAACACAGGAAAAGATTTTCCCAAAATATTCTGCTCTTTCATTTTCATCCATATGTTCCCAATTATCCCACTCATCTCCAAAATATCCATAAGGAAAATCTGGATTAGAATCATCTTTTTCTGAAATATTCCATCTCATTTTAGGCAATTCAGATATTATTGATTTTAATTTTTTAATATTACTAACATCAGATATATTCAATTCTGAGTTTTCGTTAAATCTCTTAATTCTATTGTTCTCCATAAGTTTCGTTTTTCAATTTAAGTTTATATATTAAATCTCAGAACTAAATACGTTAGTGATAATTAATACACTTCCTCTTTAATAAAAAGGGTTGTTTTTAAAATTAAATTTCTAATATCCAAATCTATCATCAGAATTCAAAAGATCATCAAATTCATCTTCTGGTAAATAATCAAACTCCCCAATAATAGTATTAACAACACTAAGTGCTCTATCATAATTTGAATAATTATCTAAAACTTCAGATAATATATCACTCATTTCCTTTAAGGATTTTGCTGATAAATCTTTAATAATAGACTTAATATCCATAACCTCGTATGGTCCTTTATCATCAAAACTATAACTACCAAACATCTCAATAGCAGTATCGATTTTTTTCATTATAGTATCTGTTAATTTATTTACAGAAATAGATTTTTGACTTTTTCTGCTTTCTATTTCAGATAGTAAAGCATCTGTTGGTACATCTTTTAGGAAATTACTCCAACTTTTTATATGTGTTTTATTTTTCATTTTTTATATATTTAAATCTCCGATAGTATAAACAATAAAATTTAATTCCACAACCTCCACCAAAAACTTTTGTTCTTTCTTTCTTGTTCAAGTTGTTCAACATATTTCATTAATTTATCTATATTGTATGTTTCACCACCTATATTGTAATTATCACAATCACCTAAACAACTTCTATAAGTTATATGTAAATCATTATCAGAACAAAAGTTTTTTATCTGTTCTCTAAATTGTGTTCTAAATCCACCCGATATTGTTACCATATTTAAACTAGTAATTTTTTAATTATTTTTTAATTATCATAAAATTATGATGCTCAAGATATTCTATATTATTTATTAGTTTATCCACTTCTAAAAATTCTTTAATGTCTTCTATCTCTTTAAACCTACCTTCTCTAATCCAGTTGTTACCATAACCACCGTTCATAGATATCTTGTGTCCTAATTCGTAAAATAATTTATCACCATCAGAGATTTGTTTAATATCTCTCATTGGTATCATGTTTGGTAAAATTTGGGTAATCATAATTTCTTTTATTTATTTAACATCAACCATTCTATTTCTTTGTTAAGTTTATCCTTTGATGCTTGAGGTAGTTCTAATTTTGATAAAAATTCACATTTTTCATATTCCTCTTATTAGTTCCACACTCTCTTTTTAAGAAAGAATAATCACCATCTTTCAAAAGATAATACACATCATCAAATGTTTTAAAACTATTCGCAATTTTAATCACCTTTCATCACAATTTTTATTTGGCAAATCTAAATATTCTTTTTTCAAATAACCGATACGTTTCATAATATTAAGTTTCATATATGTTTATTTTTAAATCCTATATTTGGTATGGATTTATTTATTATTTTAAGTAAATCCTCTTTTGATAGTGAATATAATTTTTGTAAATTATTTAAATTTACCTGATATGTTTTAGAATCCGGGGCCCCCCTTTCATGCCAAAGATGATAGCAAGTCGTACCCATTTGTTCATAACAATTAAGGAATACTTTTGATTTGTGAGATTGATAATCATCTTCTCCACCCCAACCATAGAATGAATTTTCATCCCATCCACCTATCTTAATTATAGATTCTTTTCTATACATAATTATACCACCTGCTAAACAAATTTTTTGTATATCTGTTTCTCCTCTACCTGGTCTACTTATTTTAGCCATTTGGTCTAAATTCATATTGACTTCATTAGGATTTAAGTCGATAACTCTACTATAAGGTGATACACACTCATAATTATCTAATTGCTTTAGAGCTTCTATCATCTTATGTGGATCCATAATTAAGTCACAATCTCCAAAAACTATTGTGTTTGTTGTTGAATATTGTAAACCAACATTAAAAGCCCACGCCTTATTAAAAGGAATATCTGATTTTGTAAAGATATATTTTATACCTTTAAGTGTGAAACTTGGTAGTTTAGGAGATTTATCTTGTTCTACTATTATTATTTCTACTCCTCCAAATCCTGATACCCAATCTAATACTCTTCTTAAATTGTGTATTCTATCATTTCTATGTTTGTATGCTATTATAAATGTGAATAAATGTGAATGTGCCAAATTTAATTTTCTATTTTATATTAAAAAATTATTTATTTGTTGAATATATTAAATATAGAAAAAGATATTTAGATAGATATTCTTATCTTATCATATTTCATTAAAAGATTGTACATTTTATCAAATTCAACGTCAACATTAGCAACTCTTCTTTCCATCCATCTATTATTTGAAAAACATTCAACAATCATTCCTTTCTTAAAATCTTCTTTCTTCTTTGGAAAGAAGTATAATTGTTTATCAACAAAAGAAAATGATAGTCCTTCATGTATATAAGATTTATTATTGGAATCTGTATTAAACATTAATATAGCTAGTTGTCTCTCTTGACCATTTCTAAAAATTCTAACAGGTGTTAATTCATCTTTATACTTAACTATAATAGAATCTTGATCAAAGTGTTCCATAATATGGAGACAATCATTTCTTAATTGATTATGATCTAAAGAATTAAAAGCTAATAGAGAATCTCCAAATTTATCCTGATAATACTCTTTAATATCAAGTAAAAAATATTCTCTAGAATATAAATATGAGGTTAAGCTTTTGATATTATCAGATGATAATAAAATATATGATATCTGAGCATTTTTCAAATCTAACATAGTCTATATATTAACTTAAACAATCACATAAATTTTTAATAAATCGTAAATTGATAGATTCTTAATTGAAGAAAAATAATCACATGCTTGTTCGTATTGATAACAATCAAATTTTAAAATCACATCAATATCATTATGAATTTGTTTTAGATAAAATGTTTTCATAATATTATATATTTATATAAGTAAAAATTATTTATCAAAATGTTCGAAAATTTCATTAAAAAAGATATTTGATACAATATCTTTCCATTTTTTTTGAACAATTATAGAATCGTGTACAGTAATTATTTTTATATCCATATTTAAATCCATAATTCGTCTTATTACACAATTAAATATTAAGTTAGACTCGGCTTTTTGTAAATCATAAGCTAATATCTTATAATCACTATTTTCTTTTTTATATAATTTTATAAAATTATGAATACTTGGAAATAATGATTGAAATAATTTATCAGATTTAGAATTTATTCTATTATGACCAAATAATACCTTATATGTTAATTTTTTAGCTTCTGATTTATCCTTTATTTCTAAATTATCAATCAAATATTGATAATAATTACCACCTTTAACTAAAATTGAAAATAGTTTAAATTCATCTTCTTTAACCCATCTTGTATCAGAATCTTTAATAAGCTTACATAAAAATAAAGGTTGACTATTATTAATATCAATTTCACAAGTTTCTTCATCATCTATTAAAAGACAATTTTTACGAATAAAAGATTTAAGAATTGTGAAATTTGTATGCATCCTACCATATGAATCAAAATGATAAAATATATGTTTGTCATTTATTGAATCTACTGAATATTTATTTCTATTATAAATATCAATATCATCATTTTTAAGAAGATCTAAATAAAAAATAGATCTTTCAAATTGAATTTTAACGCTATATAAATCTGAAACTAATTTAGATTTTATATCTTTATGTATTATACTAGATTTATCTAATTCAAATTGAAGATGTTTTACAATATATTTTTTTATTAAAACTTTATCAAAATTTTTATATCTATAAATATGACTAGTTAGAATATTTTCATTTAATCCATATATTCTTGAATTGGATCCTTTAAGGTAATTTTTCTGAAGTTTTAAAATATCATTATCTCTTAAAAAATTTATATAATAATTATATAAATATCCATATTTATCCTTTAATATAACAGAAGATAATATAAAAGAATTTTCTTTTTTAAAATAATATTTTAATAGTAAATTATGAACTATATCAATAATATAAGCTGTTTTTAACTTATGTTCTTTATATTGAAAGTTTGTATTTTTTGACAACTCTACTAGGACTTCTGGTAAAAATTGTAAGCTGTTTTTTTTGTTACGAGGTGATACCTTTAACATCACATTATTAAGGCAAATATTCTTATCTAAAACCATATAGATTATATTCTATAATTTGTATTAGATTACTTTTTAGATTTAAATTTTCCTTTCTTTTTATCAGAAGTCGGATCTTTCTCAAAAGTATCATAAATATCAGGATAAACTTGTCCATCAGCATCTTTATCATAGGCAATAGAGAAGAAATCTCCAAAATCCAAAAGACCACCTCTAGTAAGATCAGTCTCTTTTAATTTATTTAAAAAAATATCAAGTAGAGTATCTATTTTTTCAATAAATAAATTAAAAAGTATAATCGTATTTTCAGTAAAAATACCAATCGGCTTTTTTCTTTTCTTATTAAAAGATCCAAGTATCACTTTAAAAATATATTCTAATTTATCTGATTCCCCAATAATCTCATTAGTCATTTTATTAGGAATTAATTCTTTATTTATTTTGAACTTATCTTTATCAAAAAATTCTGGTATAGTGAAATCAAAATTTAATAAATCCTCTTTAACATCACTAACATAAACATTAAAAAGCTTACAAATTAAGTAAATATATGCCTCATCTCTTCTAACACCTTTAATTTTAATTTCATCTATATTAATACTTTGACAAAAATTTAAAAAATTAAAAAGAATTAAAGTATATACTTCAACAAATTCAGTTGAATTTTCAGAGCTAATTCTTTGATAAAGAGGATTTAAAATTTCAAAAGTAATATTATTATTTGATGCTGTTCTAATAACAATTTTTTGAAGATTTTTTTGAAAATCTTCATCCATTAAAAATGATCCTTCTGATTGAGGATTAAGTATTTTATAGAAAAAGAATGAAAAAGACTTTTCACCAAAAACATATTCTAAATCTTTTTCAGAAGTATTAAGAAAATATTTAAGAGCCTCTTTCATTTGATCGGATAATCTTCCTTCAAAAATAACAGGCAAACAATCAACATTAAATAATCTAGAATACTCTCTTAATTCATCTATATCATACTGATATTTTCCATTTTTACAAATAGATGCCAACACCAATCCATTTTTAGGAACTCTACTATATTCAATATTAGCGGGTTGATTATCTGGAAAATATTCAAAACAAAACCACCAATTCTTTGGCATTAATCCTTTTATTCTATTATCAAATGTATTAAAATAATTTATAGATGGATTATAATAATTTTGCATAGCTAAATCAATTAGATTAATAGCCTCACTTGATATAGATTTAGGTTTTATTATAAAAGAATTGCCGTTCCAATTAACCCAAATTTTAGATCCTTGGACATCTTCATAGACGATTATATCATCACTGAATATATCATCTAAAACTTTATCATCTTGTCCATTTAATGTGATTAATTTACTCATATCATTATTATAATCCACTTTTATTATTTTGTTTTTATCTACTTGTATAAAGATTAGAAAATCTTTAATATTTCAAATACTATTTTTAATATATATAAAAAAATGATGTTCGATAATGAGATTTAAAAAATTTGAAGAATTCCAAGAAAAGGATCTCGAACCTATTAAATCATTCTATTTAAAAGATGAATTGAATCCAAAGATTTGGAGTAATTTTGAACTTGATGAAAAAGTGAGGGAAAATCTATTACAAATTGCTCAAGATTTTTATAACTCAACTGAATTAGAAGCTGATGTTAAAGACATTATACTAACAGGATCTTTGGCTAATTATAATTGGTCTGAAAAATATTCAGACTATGATTTACATATATTAATTGATTTTGATGATGTTGATGATAATATAGAATTAGTTAAAAAATTTGTAGATGGTGCTAAGAAAAATTGGAATGATGGACATGATATTAAAATTAAAGGATATGAAGTAGAAATTTATATACAAGATATTGATGAACCACATAAATCTAGTGGTGTTTTTTCAGTAAAGAAAAATAAATGGAAAGTAAAGCCAACAAAAGTAGAATTTATTCCTGATGAAGATGCTATATCCGAAAAATCTAAATCAATAATGATGTCTATTGACTCTATTGAAGAACAAGTTGATAATGATAAATATTCTGAATTTAAAGAAAAAATTGATAAAGTTTGGAATAAAATAAAAAGACAAAGACAATCTGGATTAGAAGAAGGTGGTGAATTTGGATTAGGAAATCTTGTTTTTAAATTATTAAGAAGAAATGGATATCTTGGTAAGATAATGGAACTTAAAAGATATGCTTATGATAAACAATTTGAATCAATTAACGAGTGGTATGATGACACTATTTTAAACTTTTTCTATGAACTAGACAAATTTTCTAAAAAATGTGATGAAGATAGTGATGAAAGTTGGTCACAGTTTTTAAATTATACCTATAAAGAAGATAGTCATATAATAGAAATTGAATATGGTGGATCTGGGTATTCAGAAGGATTCCATCAAGATTGGATCATAGACTTTAGTGATATAGAAGAAATAGTTGTTAAAAGAAGAGAAAGCCACAGTGGACCAGAAGGAAGTAATGAATATGAAGATGATATGAAATTTTCATCTTTTGAAGAATTATTACAAGAAATAAAAGAATATTTTTAATATGATAAGAATAGCCGAAATAGAACAAACATTTAAAGACATCTTTGAGGAAGAAGAAGGATTAGTACAGTCAGTTGAAACAACTTATGAAATGTCAGGTAATGAAGAATTTTATAAATTAGTTATATCAATACACAGTCTATCGATAGAAGATACTCTAATAATACATACTAAATTTATTTTCAAAACGGATTTAGAAAAAAGAAATATTATTGATAATTCTTTTATTTACTTATATGATATAAATTGTAACTATCATAAAGTGGATTTTACTAATATAGTTAATATGAAAAATAAAATAGAAGACATTATAGAATCTAATGATTTCGGAGAAGATATTCAAATTCTTTCAGATTTTATAGAAGCACCTGCAATGTTTTTAAATTATTATATGAGAAGAGCTAAAATTACAGATTATTCAATTTTTGATGTAAAATATGAGCCTAAATTTAAAACCACACCATGTGATAAAACTACATTTGATTTTGAAATAGATGTAAATAATAATTATAAAATTCTTTTATCAATCTATAAAATAGATAGAAAAAGTGATGAGGAAAGTAATGATACATATAGATATCAATTTAAATTTATGGAGGATATTGAAACCATCGAAAATGATACTATAAGAAATATACACTTTACAATTGGTTCAAATATTGCTAGAATATTAGATAAAAAATTAAAATAATATGAGAAGATTAAAACACTTTTTTGAAAGCTCATACGTAAGAAACAACTCAAAAACTGAAGAACTTATTAAGTCTATTTGGTTTATAACCGAAGATGAAATATTTGAATCATTTTCTGAATTACATGATGGAATAGATGTAGATATTAGTATCAATTTCTATTTAAAAGGTAAGAATTTTAAATATGAATTAAATAAAGATTCGACTATCGATACACCACAAGGTCAATTAAATTTAGAAAGAATAGAAGCTTATGCTGCATCGGGATTAACACCTTATTTTGAAATAGATATCATAAAGAATAATAAAAAAGAAAGTGATAGAAAAATGCATGCTTATGCAATCGAATCTTTACATCAAATAGAAGAATATTCTTTATTTGACATAAAAAGAGGATTAGGATATTTAAAACTATATCTTAAATTAGATGATAATAGTCAGCAATATAAATCATTTTATCATAAAAAATCAGCACGTTCATTTAATTCTTTATTTTCAGAATTTAGAAAATATGGATATGATGTAGTTGTTAGTAGATCTTTTGCAAAAGATAATAAATTAAATCTAATGTATTCAAATGGTTCTAAAAAATTATATTATATAACATTAGAAAAAACTAATAAAATTGAACTAAAGATGATAGATGAACTATCAACTATTAAATCAGAATTAATAAATTTAAAAAATCAATTAAATAGACTACCTGATATATATCATATTGATGAGTTGTTTGATATTAAAACGGTAGAAGATAAAGATAGACCATCAATGAAAGGTCAAATTCTAACACAATTTACATTATATGTTTATGAAAAATAAAATATTAAAATTTATAGAGTTATTAAAAGAAGCTCATGAAGATGATGAATTAGATCTAAAAGATATAACTCTAGATTTAAGTGACGAATTAATAGAATTTGAAATACATAAAGGATATTTTAGTAAGCAAGCATTAGATAAAGGTCAAGTTGGTGAAAAAGTTTTAAATATTTTACATAATACTCCAATTTATGAAGATGATAAATATTGTTTTTGTATTCAAATACAATTAAACCAATTAAAAGATACTCTCAAATTAGGAGATAGATTTGGCAAAAGAAGACTTATTAAAGATAAAAAAATATTTATAATATTTAGGGAATTATATCAAATATCAGAAAGATATGATAATTGTTTTATACATATAAATGATGGATCTGGATCACTTGCATATTATCCATCTATATACTTATTTATATTATTAGAAACTGATGTAGATAAAAGTGTTACTAAGATAATGCAGGTATTCAAAGAAATTAAAAGTAGGAATTCATCATCAAAAAGTGATTTTAGTAATACCACCAAAGTTAGATTAGAAGATGATAAAATAGTAATAACATCACTAAGTTGGGATTATACAGATAGAAAATTTAGAGGACTAATTAAAGATATCGATCTAAGTGATTTTAATATTGAGAAAACTGAAGAAGGAACTCCTTTAAGTGGATCAGTAATAAATACAATAAGTAAAAAAATATAATAATAAAAATGAATTATTTAAAAAAATATAAATTATTTAATGAGTCTATTGATGATATAAAAGATAGTCTTTTAGAATTAAAAGATGATGATTGGATTGTACAACATGAAAAATTTGATATTTCTAGTGACTTTGCATTCACTGATGAATTTTTAATATTTAAAAGAGGTAAAAGTGGATACTATCTAGATAACACCGAATGTGAGCTTTTTAATATTAACGAAGTTATAAATAATGTAATAAGATTTGTAAATATGTGTAAAATTGATGATTATAAATATAGAATTATAACAAATGATGGTCAATACACACTTGATATTACAAAAAAAATAAATGAGTTAGATCAAGTTGATATTAGTGATGTTGTTGGGAATACACATCTTCATTTTAAGAAAAAAACTAATATTGACCTAGAAAATATTAAATTCATTTCATGTCAAATATTAAAATAAAACCCATCTAAAGATGGGTTTTATTTTTTATCTTTTAATTTAGTAATTCAATTTTACCTCGACTAAAATCTTTAAAAGAACATTGTTTACCAGTTTCGTGATCTACAACTAAATCTTCTTTTATTCTATAAGATCTTTTCTTATTTGATCTAGAACCCTTACCAACCTGATCTAATCGATTTTGATAAGATTTCTTATTCCATTTTTCTTCTTCAATAGATCTTAATTTCTCTTCAAGTCTTTGAAAAGCCAAATCTTCATTCTTTTTTTGATCTCTAGTATCTTGACATTTAATTTGAATACCAGTTGGCTTATGTGTTAATATAACACAACTAGATACTTTATTAACATTTTGGCCACCAGCACCACTACTTCGAGTATATTGTTTAGTGACTTCATTACGATTAAAATTATATTCTAATTTATCGCTTGGATCAATTATCGCAACTGTAATTATTGAAGTTTGTGTTCTACCATTTTTTTCAGTTGGTGGAATACGTAGCCAACGATGTGGTCCACTTTCATTTTTGAAGAATGTTTTAACTTTTTTACCAGTAATTCAGATAGATGAGAATCCATCTCTATTAATAACTTCATAATTAAAGTTATTAACTCGTGATGTTTTGAGATAAATATCTCTTAAATCTTCTACAAGAAGTTTTGAATCTTGTCCGCCTTCAGCGGCTCTTATTTCTATAATAATTTGCTCCATGACTTTATTTTTTAATTTTTAGACAATAAATTGTTTGTAAGTGATTTTTTACTCACTTTACGCTAATAGTTATGTAGTCATAGTTTCATAATAATACAAATATATAGTTTTATATATTAAGATCCAAATAGTTGTTCTAATAAAAAATATATTAAGATCCAAATAGTTGTTCTAATAAAAAATCTCTTTTAATCTCTTTAGGTAAAAGATCCACAATTTGGTTCTTTCCTTGAAGTGGATTTTGATCCCTACTAGAAATATCAAATATTAATTTTAATCTTTCATCTTTTGACGTATTTGTATCATAATAAAATCTCCTCTTTCCAAGACTTACACCTGATTTATTCTCAAGCCAAATCTTATCTATAAGGTGATTTTTTACTAAACACCATAAAATATAATTATTACTATACTTTAATATCCAAAATGAGTCAGACTTAGGATGAATCTTTTCAATTTTAACAGAAACTCTTTTCCCATCTCTATACTCAAATTTAGTATCTTCATTATCAAGCATCATAATAGATTCATAAGTGATAGGATTATATCCTGGCTTATGAAAATTAGTTTTCTTAAAACCTAAATCTTTAAGTTTTTTATGAGCATTCATTTTACAAATATAATTATTTATATATAGTTATATATAGTTTATGAAAAGAATTTTAGAATATTTTGATTTTATATCAGAAAGACTTTTACTAGAGAATTTAATACTAGAATCAAATGTAGTGTATTCTCCAAAATTTAAGAAAATTTTATCAAAAATGAAAGAGAGTAATATCTCACAATCTCTTTTAGAAATTGAAGAAAAAGATTTAGAAATACCTGTAAATTTCTTTGATATTAAAATAGATAATGATAATGTCATATCATTTACAAATGATAGAGTAGCTCAAGCAATTCTTAATAATGATAAAGAATTGGTTAAATGGACAGGAAATCGTGGAGCATGGCTAACAAATTCTAATGCTAATGCTAATATTTTTAAAATACTTGGATATAATCCAGTAATAGGATCTCCAGTATATCAACCAAGTAGAACAGAAATTGGAGAGGTTATCAATAGATACTTATCTGCTAAAACTAATAAGAATTGGTGTTATGTAAAATTTGAAGGAGGAGAAGGTGTTTATAATTCTGAAAGATTAACAGATGCAAAAGAAGATTTAAGAAAAAAAGTTTTCAATACAAGTCGTCAAGAAATAAGAATAGGAAGAGCTATAAGAGTTTTATTAAATGCTAAAGGTTTAAAATTTACAGATGCTGAAATAGAAGGATTCGTAAATGAATTTAGAAGTATATTATCAGTTATGAATAATGTATTCTCAAGATTTGAATTAGTAGATGGTGAAGATCTTTTATTTTGGTATAATAAAAAAAATTATGAATTTCCAGATATGGGTAATTTAGGAACATCTTGTCAAGCAGTCGGTAGAAGAGATTGGCTGGAAATTTATATTGATAATCCGGATACAGTCAAATTACTTATTTTAAAATCATTTGATAATCCAGATAAAATAATTGGTAGATCACTTATTTGGAACTTAGAAAATGGTGATAAACTAATGGATTCTATTTATGTTAGTAAAGATTCAGATAGAAATGTTTTTAAAGAACTAGCTAAAAGTAGAGGATATATAATAAGAGAAGATAATTATTATGAAACATATGTGGCTTACACAAAAATAAAACCCAATGGATATGATTCATATCCTTCTATAGATAATATGAGATATTGGGATAAATCAACTGGAAAATTAAGCACAAATAGTTTCCCAGGATCTAGTGTGATAATTTGGAGTGAAGAAAATGAAGATATGGATGATGAAGATTATGATGAAGATTAATAAAATATATTTTAATATATAGAATAAATAAAACCTAATATATGCACAAAGATAATACACCAATATTTAATGTAGGAGACAGAAAAGTAGTTAATTTTAAAGATTTTTCAAAAGATATAGAATCTGAAAAAAATGCATTATTAAAAATTAAAAGACAGAGTAAACCAAATTCTGAAAGACAAAAATTAATTGGCAATCCTAAAAATAAATATAATAAGGTAACTCATAAAATGGACTGGAATCTTAGTCCAGATATGATTAAAGATAAAATTGATGCTATTGAAGAACTAGATGAATCAAAAATTAATGAATCTAGTATGGATGATAATGTATATAATGATCTTAAGCAATCTTCTCAATATAGAAAATTAGTTGATGATTTCAGAAATGCTATAAGAAAATTTGAAAGTAATATCTCAAATATATATGATGAAGGAGATACAGATCAAAATATGGCATTTCAATCTGTTATTCAAGATGCTATAGATGAAGCTCAATAATCATTCTAATAAATTATCAATTCTTTTGTTTCTTAAAAAAGGTTTATATATGGAATAACTAATTGAATTTACATTATCAATAATATAAGTTAATTTTGGATTTATAATATTATAATATAATATGAATCCAACTTTGAGTACTGGAGAAAATGTAGATTCTTGTGTAATATTTATTTTTATATCAGATATATCATACTGAACATCATCATAAGATAATAAAAAATCAGCATCCCACCTCATAAATGAATCAATATAAACATCAACATTACCAAATAGATTTCCATATTTTGTAAAAGTATTAAATTGGTTTAATGACAATACAAGTGGTTCAGTATTATAAACTGGTGAATCCATAATATAATCTGAACATATTCTAGCATTTGTAATAATATTAGGTAAATTAATATTTTTAATTTCAGTAATAATTTTTCTAGAATTATCAATTATTGACATATAATTACTATTTGAATGATTTAAAATATCAATAAAGTTAATATCTCCTTTAGACTTTATATCAGATAAAATAACTTTTAAAGTATATTGCTTAATCTCATTAGTAATTTTTTCTCTTAATAAGTTATAATACACTTCTTCTGTATCCATCACAGATGGTGATAGAGTAACTGATAAAGTATATTTTTGATAATTTGTAATATTAGATTTTACTCGATTAAAAGGTAGATCGATATCTATTTTTTTAAAAGCATTTTTAAAAAATTCTTCTATATCCATTAAAATTTAATTCCATTTTCGTCATAATTCATGATAAGTAGTTCGATACCCTTAGATTGTTGTTTTTTAACATCAGCATTATTACCACCTTGAGCAGAACTTCTGAATACTTCTTTTTCAGTCCACCTATATTTATCTCTTGGTAATAATTCTTCCAGTAATGGAAAATAATAATATGATAATGACCATCTACATTTTGTAGTTTTAATTAATTCTAATAATCGTCTGTGTGATGCTGGACCAAATACACCCTCAGAATCTGATCCATACCAAAATAATCTCTTAGCATCATCTTCACCCTTAGCCTCATTAAATCTGGCATATGGTGGATCTAAATAAAGATAAGTATCTTCTGAATCATATTTCAATATTAATTCCTCAAAATCTGTGCTATAAAATTCTGTAATTGAACGTAATTTATTTGTATAAGTATTATTTTTTAACTTCTTAATGAGGACTTCTAATTTTAGACGATCTTTATCTTTTTTATAACCGTTAAATCCTGCCCCACGAGGGTAAACAGAATTGTGAGCCGATGTAATTAAAAAAGCATAAATGGCTGCCTTTTCAAAATCTCCTATCTCAAAATTCATATCATCAAGAAAATTATTTTTAGTATATTCCTTATAGACTGATTTATAAAAATCCCATTTATTTAATACATTTTTTTCACTAGTATAAAGAATATTAAATGGTTTAGATATATTTTCTAAATAAGTAACAAATTTTTCAGGATCTGAGCAACATTTATATAAGTTAACCTGGTGTTTATTTTTATCATTATAGATAACTTGTTCAAATTTAAGAGAATTATCATCCATATAAGTTCCCATAGCTCCAGAGAAGGGTTCTATATATGTTTTTATTCCTGTTTTAGGAATTTTTTTATTAATAAATTCCATAAAAACATTTGAGGACTTACCTCCAAAATAAGCTATGACTGACATTTCTTTCTATATTTATTTTTTAATACTTATTATAAATAAAAAAAAATAAAAAGTTTTTGGAAATCACTGGGTAGATGTCTTAACATAATATATAAAATATGATAATATATAAAGTAACAAATAATATAAATGGTAAAATCTATATCGGACAAACTATAAATAGTCTTGATAAAAGATGGAAAAGACATACATGGAAATGCACTATAAATAAAATATCAATGGCCATAACAAAAGCAATATCAAAATATGGCAAAGAAAACTTCACGATAGAAGAAATAGATAAAGCGGATAGCATAAAAGAACTAAATGAGAAAGAGATCCATTATATAAAATTATATAATTCATTATCACCAAATGGATATAATTTAACAACAGGTGGTGATAATAAAAGATTATCAGATGAAACAAAAAATAAAATATCAAACTCAAACAAAGGAAAAAAAGCTTCAGAGGAAACAAGGAAAAGGTTATCAGACTCACACAAAGGTATTAAAATGTCAGAAATGACTAAGATAAAGTTGAGGTTGATAAATAAAGGAAAAAAACCATCAGAAAATACAATAAAAGGATCTATTCAACACAATCAAAAGACATACACATTAAAGAGTCCAAGTGGTGAGATAGTTACCTTTACCAACATGAAAGAATTTTGCAAAGAAAATAACCTATGTAATTCAAAATTATGTCTGGTTGCATCTGGTAAAAGAAAAAATCACAAAGGATGGACACTTCCCTAATCTTTTGATAACAAAAAGTTTTCCAACGAAGGTCTCTGATTTGATTTTGATTCTTCTCTAACCCTCATCAGTATTTTACCTAAATTATTTTTACCCCTACCATCACATGGTCCACAAGTACAAACTCCAAAAAAGTTATCATGCCACCAGTTACCCTCAATTAATTCTTGATCACCAGTAGATAACAACATTTCTTTTAATTCAGTATGTTTAAATTTCTCACGAACTCCAAATAACATAACATCTAATTTAACATTATCCCAGTCTTTTCTAACTTTAATTATTCTACCAAATTGCTTAACTTTACCAGCTTGTTCAGCTGGCATTTTAGCAATAAGTTCTCTACAATCCATCATAGAAATATACTTACCATCAATTTGTTGATCGTTTTTAACTTTCATAGCTACGTAGTAGTGTTCTACAGTTGGGTAAGTAATGCCCTGGTGTTCTATTTTAGCGGGATAAAAGTTAGAAAGAAAACGATATCTCCCAGAAAATGATTCTATCATGATTATTATATTAGATATAAATAAATATGTTTTTAATTAATATATAAGATTATGAAATATATAAAAAAATTTGAAAATAAAGAAATTAGTGATGAATTTGAAGAAATAAGATCAATTTTAAGAGATTTAAAGGATGAATACACCTATATGGAAGGTCAAATATTTCTACCTGAAAAAGAAACAGACCAAATTGAAATTCACTTAGAATGTGAAAATATTTTTAGCGAAGATGTGAAAAAAGGAAAGGGAAATTTGAAGTACCAAAAATCTAAAATGGAATTTATTGATCTGATTATAAAAACCATAGAAAGATTAGAATTGGCATTGGATAAGAAAACATTCGTTCAAAACTTATGGAATTGGGACCACTGGCAAGATACTAAAATAAAAATATTTATTTATTAAAACAGAAACACCAACCTTTTGGTTGGTGTTTCGTTTAGTGGAGGCGCCGACGATGAAATCGGGTCTTCCTCAGTTAAAAACAATTAATCATTCACAAGCTTAGAAAGTTTTTCTTTAACTTACAAAATAGAAAGTTGTTTCGACTCAAAAACACTCTAACAAAAAACTATCATTATTTACTGTTATGATTCAGTATGAATTTTATGAAAGTATCAATTAAGCTACTTCAAGCTCATTCACAACGAGCAAATTGTTTTGTAGAGCAGCTACTAAATCTTCACTGGTTCCTACTTCTGTAACGTTTCCGTTTACGATTTTGATAATTTATTTTAATCGGACTTTATCAAACCGATGCTTGCTTAATCACCTTTACTCTGCGAATCAATTCACTCGCCCCCATTTATTTTACAAATATATATATAATATTTTAAATATCAAAAAAGTTTATTTAAAATGGAGCTTTATTTTTATTCTCATCGTAATAAAAAGAAAAAGATAAAATAGGAATATACTCTTTACTCTCATATAATTCAACTTCCAATTGATATTGTGGTAAAATATCTTTTTTCATCTTATTAATAACAATATCAAAAGTTTTCACAATATTTTTGAATTTTTCTTTTCTTTGAAGAAAAACATATACTGATATATCTAAGTCAGATCTTTCTACACTTGTTGTTATTCCATTACCATTTAAAAAAGTCCTAATTAAATAACAAAGATGATCCTCGACATCACCATCTTCTTCATAATTAACATCTTCTTCTTCATTAGGTAAATCATTATCTTCATAAGTTTCATCATCAAGATATTCAAAGTGTTCCTTAATTTTTATATTCTCTATTTTTATGTTTTTTACAATCATTATTTTAATTCTATTTTTATAAATTGATCTTCAAAATAAACATCAGGATCTATTTTATATTTATCTAATAGTAAATTCATCATTTGTAAGTCCTCATAAACAGTTAAAACATCCGGATCATCCACCTCTATTTTTATATAAGCAGTTCCATACTCACTAACCATTTTAGTCTCTAAAGTAAATGCTGCTGCTTTAAAATCTGATATAAATTTACCATATTTTCTAAGAACTTCTTCGTCAAATCCAACTTTTTTAACCGTTGGTAAGTTTTCCCAATCTACTTTTAAACAAGCCTCTGCTAATCTTATTAAATATGATATATTTTGACGTTCATCAACTGTATGTTCAGAAAAATAACCAACAGATATATTTGTACATTCCGGAATCTTATCTATAAAAGAAGCAGAATCAGTATAAACGCCAGTTGGATCTAAAGATATTTTTAATCCAGATTTATTTAATTCTTTAGCAAGAGCAGTTGCAAATTCGTTAGAACAACATTGTCTACCTAATTGACTTGTAATAACCGAAAAGTAATTTCTTCTATCAAATGATACACATCTTTTAACATTTTTTAAATGCTCAATATTTTCAAATATATCAGCAACTTTGTTAGATCCAATACCTCCTCTCTCTTCACCAATAAAGAAATAGTAAATTCCTGGTATATTATATTCCATCATATATAACATGACAGCAACACCAGACTTATCATCAGCTCCCAAAATTGAAGTACTATCAGTAACAAATATTTCATCACCATCAACAATAGTACTATATAAAACAACATTACTTTGTTTTCTGTCTGCTGTATCTAAATGAGATGTAAACATTGTTTCTGATTTTCCAATTATTTTATAATAATTACCAAATTCGTCTTTTTGTAATCCACTAGGTAGAAATTTAACTACTTCTTCCTCATGTCCATGAGGATATGTTTTAGTAGTAAATGATATAAAAGTAGATCTTACATCTTTAGGATTAAAAGTAAATTTTGGTATTTCAACTTTTTTAAATGTAGGTTTATCAATTTTATTAACTGGTCTCCTTCCATTTTTTAAATTATTATAACTTTGACCAAAATCAAATATCTGTTTTCTATCAAAGAAGCTAGAACCATCATCACCAGTGAAAAAATATTTAATATAATTACCAATCTTCATTGATTGAATTTTACCATTAATAGTAACATCAAAATTCCAATCAAACTTAGAAACATCTACTAATTCTATTTTTAATTCATTTCTTAACGAATAATCTCCTTCCATTCTCATAAGAGCCTCAGCTATAGGACCTCCTATATCATCAATTATATCATATAATTTACCAGTAAATCTTATATAAATTGTTTTATTCATAATTTATTTAGTTTTTATATATATTAATTATCAACTATAACTTCTTGAGAATTTTTATAATCAACAATTACTTGACCGGGTTTCATATCCGATGTTTTTTTAACAAACTTAGCTTTACAATAGACTATTTTAGATTTAACACCCTTTGGTACCTTTGAATTCTTAGCCGCTAATTTAGAAACTTCTTTTATTAATTCTGGCGAAGGCAACTTATCTTTAACTCTTATAATTATATGACTGCCTGGAACACCAGCAGCATGAAACCATAAATCATCTTCATTAGCCATTTTTGTTGTTAAATAATCATTAGATAAAGCATCTTTTCCTATAATAATAGTAAAATCATCTATAATTAAAGTTTTTAAGTTTGGAAATTTATCAGATTTAGACTCATAAAAATTACAATATCTTTTTATTTTCATAAAGTATATATTATTTTTTAAAAATATAATTATTGTAAAGAAGAAACCAAATATTAAAAAACTAATAGGAAATTCAGAACTAATAAATATTACGGAAGACGAAGAATATGAAATTAAATGTGATTTATGTGAAAAAAATCACAGAATTGAAAGAAAAGTTCTAGATCAGAGAGTATATCTTGGTTTAGATTGGAGAAGTTGTATAAGCTATTCATTTAATGTCTCAAATGGAGAAATCGATGTTAGAAATTTTATTAAAAGTATTTATAATGGGCCAATAATTTATAATGATAGAAAATTAATAGGATCTGAAATTGATATATTTATACCAGAATTTAAAATAGGATTTGAATATAATGGACTATATTGGCATTCTGAAATAAATAAAAAGAAGGATTATCATTATTCTAAATATAATTAAAACAAAAAACCCTCCATTGGAGGGTTTTTTGTTTTGGTTCTTATAAACTCTATTAGTTTAAATATTGAGCTGTATCAGTAACAACAATTGTCATATATTGTTTCTCTGGGAAGAAACCAACATCTGCGATTGCATATCTTGAACGTAATAACATTCTTGGAGCAAAAGTAGCTTCAGAAATTACACTGATAGACTGAGCCATCAAGTAAGGAATGAAGATGATACCTGGTTGATCTGGGTTATTCTTTCTACCGATTACAATTCTGTTATCGTTATATTTCATATAAGGATCAACATAGATAGAAATATCACCAATTTGACCAACTGGATATAATTGACCTTGACCAGTAATTTTAGATTTAAATGGATTGATTGTGTATCCTGCGATATCCATAAGAGATGCTGCAAGACCTCCATTAGTTACAGCGAACTGAGCTGGACCAACACGACCTTCTGTTGCGATAAAGTTAGAAGCGTGAACCATCTTAGTGATCAACTTACGTTGAACAGCGTGAGTAGTTTCACCTCCTACAGATGATACGTATGAAGTATTTAAGTCAAATATTGTTGATGCTGTTGTACCCACAGTAGTTACACCTAATCCTGTATTAATAGGAGATGTATTTCTGTTTAAAGATCCTAGTGAGAAAATTTTATCAACAATTTGTCTTGAAATTGTTTGAGACAATTCGTTAACAAGGATAGATTCCATTTTTTGAACGATATCCATACCAGTATTAGCTTTAATATCTTCAATTTCTGTTCTTCTAAGTGCAGTTGATACTTCGATAGTACCTACAGCAACTGTTTTAGAAGAAACTTTAGGTCCGATAATACCTGAATAGCTATTATCATCAGCTTGACGACTCATTGGATAATCACCAGATGAAGTTGAAGAAGCCCAATTTGCAGAGAAACCTGGAAGGTGATCTTCAAGAGCTGATACTAAGTCAATAGTTACAGTTCCAGTAAGTACTTGAGTACCAATGTTTGTAATTTGACTAGTCATAGATGCAGTTGCATTAAATGTATTTAATTGAGCTTCGTAAGAAAGTGAACTCAAAGCTGAATAACCACCTGAACCAAAAGCATTTACTTGTCTGTAAGCTTTGAACATTGGATAACCATCAACACGAGAGAAACCTAAGAATTCAACAATACCATTTTTATTAGTTGGCTCTGATGTATAAAATGCACCAGCTGCAGGAGCTCCTGATATAGAAGAAGATGTTGCGATTGTAGCAAAAACTCTACCTCCTCTAAGACCACCTGATGTAAGTGTAAATCCTGAAGTTGTTGTAGCGTAAGTTGATACAGTACCAATAGCTGTTGATAAGTTAGTAGCACCAGTGATTTTAAATACTTGTGGTCTAGCGTTAGCATCAGTTGTGTTTACGTCATCATATTGAAAATCAATATAAAGTAAATCAATTTTTGGACCTGGACTAGGTTTAACAGCAACAAGGTCAAGACCAATTGTTTGAGCTGCGATTTTCATAGCTACTGGAAGAAGGTTTTGTCCTAAATCTCCAGAACCGATTGTACCACCCCATGAGCTACCATTTAATGTACCAGCTGGTGTATTACCACCAATAACTGGATTTAAAACAGCACCCATACCAGCTGTAGTTGCGTTAGCGTAAGCATTTTCGTTAATTGAGTGGAATTCAGCATATTCTGACATCCATTCTACTCTATCACCGGTAACACCCATGTTTTCCAAAACTGGAGACCATTTCTTAACCGCTTTTTGTTTGTCTATTCTAATGTGTGACATATTTATTTTTAGTTTTTTTTATCTACTTTTGTAGATTATAGATTTTTAAATCTTTCCATTATTGCATTTAATTCTTTTTCAGATATTTTGTCTTCTTGAATTAAGCTTTCATGTGATACTAATTTCTTAGTAACTGATTCATTTTTTCTGAGATTTCTAGTCATCCAGAAGTGTTCAACTTGTGATTCTGTCGTTAATACTTCAGATGGATAAAGTCTAGCTTGTGATAAGATAGATTTTCTATTATTCTCATTTAATTGGTTCCAGATTGGCTTGATATTCTCAGGCATTAATCTGATTACTCTTTCTTCAAGAGATTCATTCTTTGAACTTAAAGCCTCAGATATTAATCCTAACACCTCTTTTGGTGTAAAGAAACTTTTTTCGTTTATGTAAAGTGTAACAGTTTCTTGATCTTCATTTGTTAATGAATAAAAACTGTCAACCTGAGCTTTATTTAAGAATTTTAAGAAATGTAGATCGGATGTTTCAACAGCTTTACGTTTTTTAGCTTCTTCGATCAATTTATCAATAGATTTAGATAATTCAGTATCTGAATTACCCTCATATTCATTATTTTCTTCTTCACTATTTTCATCATTGTATTCTTCTTCACTATCTTCATCATTATTGAAATCTTCTAATTTAGGAGTTTCATCAGCTGAAGGAGATTCTTCCGAATCATTCCAATTTTGTTCCTCTTGTTCTTCTTGTTCTTCTTCTTCATAAGAATCAAAACCAGCTGATTTAAGAGTAGGTAACATTTCTTCATTATCACCATCGGATTCGAATAATTTATTACCATTTAATTTTTCAACTATTAATCCTTGATAAGAAATTGACTTATCAAGATTTTCAGCAACATATTCTGAGTAAGCGATATTATCATCAAGATTCTCAGCGATATATTCTGAATAAGCAATATTTCCTTCAACATGCTCAGATAAATATTCTGAATAAGCAATTGAATTATCAAGGTGTTCTGCTAAATATTCTGAATAAGAAATATTCTTATCAAGATTTTCAGCGATATATTCTGAATAAGCGATATTCTTATCAAGATTTTCAGCGATATATTCTGAATAAGCGATATTCTTATCAAGATTTTCAGCGATATATTCTGAATAAGAAATATTTTTGTCTAAGTTTTCAGCAATATATTCTGAATAAGAAATATTTCTATCAAGATTTTCAGCTAAGTATTCAGAATATTCAATATTCTTATCAAGATTTTCAGCTACATATTCACTATAATTTATTACTTTTTCAAGATTTTCAGCTAAATAATCATTATGTTTAATTAATTTTTCAGCTGTTGTTTTTAATGAAGTATTTTCATTAACCATTACTTGTACTTTTTCAGCTAAATAATCTAAATATTTAACTATTTGAGAATTTGTATCATTTAGATTTTCATAATACTCTAATAATTGTTCTAATTTTTTAGGATTTAAATTACCTTTATTAAGTGCAGTACGAACTTCTTTCTTTGTAGAAGCTAACTCATTAATAAGATACTTAGAATAATCAGTTAATTGTTTTTTTGTAACTATATCATTAGTGTTCATATTGAATAGATCATTTATTTTAGACTCATCGGACATTTCATATATCCTAAAGTTAGCTTTATTTGAGAATCCGAAAGATTCATTAAGAACTTTGACACTCATTTTTGCAGATGCAAAACCTGGATCTGCTACAATATCATATGTAAAAAGCTTTTTAAGTGTTACTGTACCATCAGATTCAGTAATACCAGCTGCTCTCGAAGAGACAAATATTGGACAACCATCATTAACTAAAGCTTTCGCTTCTTTACCCCAATGTGTACTAAGTAATCTAATTTCACCTTCGACTCTGTTATTTTCTTTAATATAGTTTGCCTTTGTAATTATGTGTGATGCTCTTGATAAAGATGTATCAAAAACATCTGGATGATCAAATTCTCCATAGACTACGCCCATGTTTTGAATTCTTTCATTCATTTCTTGTAAACAAGGAAGAAATTTATTAGCAGTATATACTCTTTCATTTCGATTTTTAATATCAAATTCTGTGAATATACCACCTAAAATATGTTGATCCTGTCCTCTTGAACTTTCTGATAAATTCAAAGAATTAGTTGAGTTTTCAACAATAAGAATTGGCTTCATTAATTATTTTATTTTTAGTATATATGCTTATTAAAAAAACATAAAAAATAAGGGTGGATTTTTTATAGGATATGTATTAGTCAAGTAAATTAAAACTTACAGAGATATAATATTTTTTATATATAAACCAAAAAAATCAACGGTTTTTTATGATTATTACAAGAGAAATTAAAATTAAAATAATTGAATCTAACTTTTCATATTTTGAAAATTTAGGATATGATATTTCTATTGGTGATGAATTAATAATTCCAACTGAATTATTATCAAAAGGATCACATCACATAATAGAATGTGAATGTGATGGATGTGGAATTAAAAAAGAAGTGATCTATAAAAACTATATTAAGTATGGAAATATTTGGGGGATATACTATTGTAGAAAGTGTTCTGAGTATAAAAGAAAAGAAACATTAAATAAAAATTATGGATGTGAATATCCAATTCAAAATAAAAAAATTTTTAAAAAAATGAAACAAACTATCTCTGAAAAGAAAAAAGTATATGGTAGTTAATGTTAAATTAGAAAATCTTCACAATCTTGAATGTTTTAGAAACATACTAGATAAGTATAGAGATTATAAATCAATCTATAGAGAATTAAAAATAAATTCTGTATTAGGTAATAAATCTGAACTAGAAATTAATGATATTATTCCCCCAATAATGGGATTTATGGAATATAATAGCTCAACTTTTACTAATAATTTAAATAATTTAACATTTATTATAAATTCAATGATTTTTGTCATAGATAAAGATTTAAATGTTATTAAAATATCATTAGATATTAAAATATTAGAAAATTTTTCAAATATTCTAACTGAAAAAACACAAAGTGAAATAGAAAATTTAATAGATTTTAGACCTATATTATTATATTCATATGATTATTATGAAATAACAGGCTTTCAAGCATGTAGTAAAGAAAGTAAATCTATTTATAATTAATTAAAATTCAAATTCTGATCCGCCACCTGGCTCTCCACCACCAGGCTCTCCACCTGAATCGGGACTAGGTGAATCTGGAGTTGTAGGTGAATCTGGAGTTGTAGGCGAATCCGGAGTTGTTTGAGAACCATCACCTCCAGCAAAGTCTCCACCACCTCCACCAGTATCTGAAATTCCATCACCAGGAGTAGCTTCTGATGTACCACCACCAGCAGAATCCTTAATCCAATATCTTTTATTCTCTTCTTTCTCTTCTGATGATAATTTTAAAACATGATCTACTAAATATTCTATATGAAAATAAGGAGTACCATCAGCCTTTTGAATCCCCGTATAAGAACCAAGAATTTCTATTTTTTTAGACATATTACCAAGTTTTTTCCACTCTTCAAATAATTGATTTGATATGAAATCAATATCAATTTGATTCAAAATTATCTCATCATCTTTAAGTTCTGGAAATTCGACCAACATTTGTAATTTGAGCGGTTTAACTATTAATTCTTTAAAATTAGCTCTCAATCTATTAACAAAGTTAGAAAATTTAGCCTCATCTCTAGTCATCTCAGCAGCATCAGTAAATACATTACCACCACCATTATCACCTTCAAATCTTTGAACAGGAATTTTAGAAGCTCTTTTTAATATATTATAAAACCACTTTAACATAGTATCTTCATTTAGATCTGTTCCTTGTGGAGACATTAATTCCATATTAGGAGTACCAGCATCACCCTCAGGAAACCAAATTTGTTTATTATAGGGTAAATGTTTAGTACCATTAATTTGTAAAGTACCTAGTGAATCATCCCATTCAACCTCTTCTGAATAATCATTTATTAATTGTCCAATTTGTTCTTCAGCTTTTTGTCTTGATAAACCTTTAACTGGAATAGTAAATTTTTGATAAACAGTAGCATTAACAATATTAAACATAATTTTAGTCTGTTCAATAATTTTCATCTGATTATATGGCTTTATTAATCCTTCAACATAAGAGGTTTCAGAATAATCATTTTGTGTTGAATATGAAATAAATATTAATTGTGAATCTAAGAATATTCTTCTTAATTGTGGATCTTCTGGATATTGAATCCATAGATGACCTATAGCAGGTTCGAAAGCTGGAACAAGTGTTTCTGGTCGTAGCCTATTAAAATGTATAATATTTTTCTTTTTATCATCCCAAACAATTTCCATTGCAACATATCCATCAATAAGAAAATCTTTCATTAAATTCCAAGCAGATACTGAATCTGAAAATCCATATCTATTATAAATTTTTTCAAAATATTCTTGATATTTATCTCTAATATCTTCCGAATAATCAGTAGATATATTTTTTGGTTTACAAAAATCTTTGTCAGAGTAAATTACAGACTCATCACAAACACTAGAAACAAAATCTCTAATTTCATCTTTAATAGAATATTCTCTCAATATTCTTCTTTTATCAGAATAAGATCTATCTAAATAAGGTATCGATTTTCTGTTTAAAACAGAAGCTACGGCTCTTCTACTGAAAAAATCATACATAGAATTGCCCTGTTGAGAATATGGATCTTCATTGATACCAACACCAACTTGATTTCTCATAATCATGTCATCATAGTTCATTCCCCATGAAGATAAATTTCTAAGTATTCTACTAAAAAGACCTTTATTTTCAACCGCACTATTCATCGATTGAACATTATTATTATTTTGATTTAAAGGATTATAAGTTGATGCCATTAAATTTTGAAATTTTTAAGGTATATATTAAATACAACAGTTCCCTAAAATCCTTATAATTTTTGTATGTTAAATTAAAATATTATATTTGTAGATATGAGTAGAACAATAATAACAAAAAGTAAGTCACAATTCATGACGAGTATAAATTCTGAAAATATGCTTGGTGAATTATGTTATGAAGCCAACGTAAAATATTACGAAGAAATATGGCCCGACATTACATATTATAAGTTAGCTTATTCAATGACTAAAGAAGAATCTATTCAGGCTGCTAATGGATTAAAGGCCTTGGCTGAAAAAGTTGATGAAATTTTCCCTAGATATAAAAGGTATTTGGGTAAAGAAGTTACACCTTCTGAATTCAAACAAATCATTTTGTGGTATGCTGAAGATTTTGAAAAAAGTAAAGGTTATAAATGTATTTAATTTATTTTCTAAAATTATTGTAGCTACTTTGAAGCCTTTTTATATGATTAACTAATAAATCATACTTGTTAGATATTTCAGAACTAACATCATAGAATTCACTGAGAATAGATACCACCATCTCTTGATGTCGTTTTTCTCTTGTTTTTAATTTAGTAGTCCAAATTTCTATTAATTTTTTTGGATCATATTTATTTTTTGGATGTGATGAATATAAAAACCTTGGTAATAACTCTAAATTAATTCTATGAACAAGACTAATTTGTATAGCATTATATTCAACGATAGAATATTCAAATCCATATTTTAATAATTCTGTATAAACTCCTGTAAAATCTGCTTTTAAAGTTGAATTTTTCTCAAAGTCTTGTTCAGATATAAATTTATCAAAAATGGTTCCTCTAATTTCTATTGGTATAAAATTGAAATTTAATCCTAAAATAATTATCATATCTTTAACTTTTCTATAATCTACACAGAAGATAGGAGAATATTTCATCCAATTAGATTGATCATGATAATGTAAAAAATAAAAATTTCCAATAGAAATATCTGAAATATCTATCGCTTCACACATTTCATCCGTTTTTGAGTACTTTTCATACATAAATAATGTATTATTTTTATAGAAATCAACTATATCTGTTCCAAAAACTTTTTGACTTAATTCTATTCTTTCTTGCAGAGCACCCATATAAGATATATATTAATATGTTAAATAGTGCACCTAAAAATAAAAATTATCACCAAGGCAATTTTATACCCAAAAACAAAGATAAAGTATTGAAATTAAACTCAAATGGCGGTATCTATTATAGAAGTTCTTGGGAATTAAAAATAATGACTTGGTTAGATAGTAGTGAAAAAGTTTCTATATGGGGAGCAGAATGTATAACTATACCCTATCAAATGACACATTTTGATAATGGTGATATTAAAGTAAAAACTCATAATTATTATCCGGATTTTTATTATGAGATGAAGTTAGATAATATAGTAGTAAAAAAAGTAATTGCAGAAGTAAAGCCTAAAAAAGAATTTGAAATGGTAGTTGCTTTACAAGAAAATAAATTAGAAATACCAAAGCCTACTACAGTTAAAAAACTTAAAAATTTTGAATATGATTTAAAAATGGCTCAGAAAAATAGAGATAAATGGAATACGATGATTAAGTTTTGCGACAAAAAAGGATGGGAATTTATTGTTATAACAGAGGATCATCTGAAAAGATTTAACTTATAATAAAACAAAATAAAATCATTAATTTTAAAATAATATAAGTCATATCCTGTTTATTTTTAAACGGATTTAAAAATATCCATCTAAAAATAATTAATAATATTAAGAATAATGATATTTTTATATTATAAAACATCATCATTATTATCCACACTAAATATAGAATATCTATAAAATAATAAATAATATCAAAAAGAACAATGTACTTTGATTTATAATCACGACTAATAGTTTTTAGTAGTAATCGATTACGATTAAATAGATAATAAAATGTAGATAATATAAATAATATACTAAGATATTTCATTTGGCTTAAAAATTATTTCCTCCATCAAAATTAAATTATTTTTTTCAAATTCTAATAATCTTAAATATCCGGATTGATTTAGTTCATCATATAATTTATTAGATATAAAACACTCTAATGGATTACCAATTATCCTATCATACTCATTAGGAATATCATCTCCTCTATCTTTATAGATATTTTTTATATAATTATCTAATTCTTCTCTATTTAAATGAATAGAGCATCCATCAGGCCGAACACCCCATCCTCTTTCAGATTCTTCCCAAAATTGGAAAATACATTTATTCATAATTTGAATTTAAAAAATGATTATAAGTTATTTTTATACCATCAGATAAAGATGTTTTATGTCTCCATCCTAAGTCATGTAGTTTAGAAACATCCAAAAGTTTACGAAAGGTTCCATCTGGTTGAGATTTATCAAATTTAATATTACAATTACTTCCAATTACTTCCATTATTAAATGTGAAAGATCTCGTATAGAAATATCTTGACCGGTCCCAACATTAATAATATCCGAATCATCATAAGAATTCATTAAAAATATACAAGCGTCTGCTAAATCATCAACATATAAAAATTCTCTTCTTGGATCACCAGAACCCCAAACAGTAACATCAAGATTATTAAATTTAGATTCGTGAAATTTTCTAATCAAAGCAGGTAAAACATGAGATGTCATCAAATCATAATTATCATTTGGACCATAAAGATTAGTAGGCATAACCGAAATGAATTTAGTACCATATTGTTGATTAAAACTTTGACACATTTTAATTCCAGCAATTTTAGCAATCGCATAAGCATCATTTGTTGGTTCTAAATATCCACTCAATAAAAATTCTTCCTTAATTGGTTGTGGTGATAATTTTGGATAAATACAAGATGATCCCAAAAATAAAAGTTTTTTAACATTTGATTGATAAGAATTTTGAATAATATTTGTTTGAATCATTAAATTTTGATAAATAAAATCCGCTTTAAAATCATTATTAGACTTTATACCACCAACTTTTGCAGCTGCTAAAAAAACATATTCCGGATTTTCAGTTTCAAAGAATAATTTAACTTGATTTTGATTGGTCAAATCCAAATCTAATTTTGGTTTAGTAATGATATTATTATATCCTTGATTTATCAAATTTCTAATAATAGCTGACCCAACCATACCATTATGGCCAGCAACATATATTTTAGAATCTTTTTTCATTTTAAAAATTATAGAGAATGTAAACCCTGACCATCATTAGATCCCTCAATAGAAATAACTTTTATTAAATTATCATTATCTCCTCTTTTCTTATATAGTTCATTAAATCCTTTAGCTATTCCTCTTTTGAAGACTTCTGTAAAATAAGCAAAAGCATTTATAGACTTTTCTTCATTAAAATTGTACCAATTTTGGAACATATCTAGAAGACCTGATTGATAACAATCGTTTTTATCATCAATTGACCAATATCTCATTTTTTTAATTGTTTCTTTAGCTAAAAGCTCTAGCATTTTTTCAGCCTTTTTAGTTAGTCGACCCTGTGACTTTGACACAATCATTTCAACATATAGGTCTTTATTATTTAAATAGATAATATTGGAATTATTTTTTCGAATAAAAAACTTTTCTTAGATTTTTTATTTAATGAAATTAATTTATAAATGTAAAACATATCTTTAATGTTATATATCAAGTATAATAGTGAGTTGTAAAAAGGAATAAAAAAAACCACAAATTTTAAAATTTGTGGTTTTTTATAATTAAATTATCAAATTATCCTTTAATTCTTTCTTTATATTGTAATTCCTTAATTGCTTGTAATTCAAAACTAAGATTATTTTCTCTTTTCTTCAAGTTACTTAAAGCTTCTTTCAAAACTTGTGTAACGCCAATAATTTTTACAGAACTTTCAACTTTATTGATATTAAATTTAACATCTTCTAATTTTAAAGTAATTTCTCTTTCTTTATCTTCCAATTTCTTTTTAGTAACTAATTCTTTTGATAATTTATTTTCGAAGAAATATGTTAAATCATAATTTAATTCATTTCTTACTTCATTTACTAACTCAAGAGCTGATTCGTATTTAAAAAAAGAATTACCATATCTTTCATCACAACGATAAATAAATGTATTTTTTTTATAATTAAATGCAAAAACTTCCAAAGTAGGATTAATTAAGTTACTAACTCTTTTAACTACATCAAGTTCTACAAAAGAATCAATATTTTTAGAAACTTCAACTAATAAAGGATAGAAATTTTTATTAACAATAGGAACAACTGGTGAAGAGAATAAGCTTTCCAAAGTTGTTTCTTCATTTAATTCATCCTCATTAATAAATATTCCTCCTTTTGATGATACGGATAAACCAACTGTTAAATATTCTGAAATTCTAAAATCAATTCTAGATTCATTGATTACACAAAACTGCATAGCAGTTTGTAATGTTCTTAAAGTACGAAGTCTTTCTTCATCTTTAATATTATTTTCTAATAATGTTTTTTCAATTGAATTTTCTGATAATACAAACCAAGAATCATTTATAAATGCCAAATGACCATCTTCAACTTGTTCAACAATAGTATAAACGGATTCTCCTTTTCCACCACTTAATAAGTTAGCTCTTTGCTCAGGTGACTTAGATAAATTGTGAACAAATAATTTAATTTCCGGAACCCAATCATAGACAGATAATTCATTAAGAATTTTAGACATTCTATCTTGATCAGTCTCAAGTGTAATAGTCTGTAATAAAACATTAATTGGATGTCTGTAAAGTTCTCCTTGATTTTTAGAATTTAAAACATTATATAAGTTCTTTAACTCATATAAAAGTTCATAATTTTTCATATCATCATTAAGACTTTCTAAAAAAGATTTAACTTTTTTATCATAAGTAAATGATTTAAGTCTTTCATTTAATGAAAGAATAACTTGTTTTTCTGATAATTCATTTGTGGAATTTAAATGTCCCTCAATTACATATTCAACGTCAGATTGTTCAAAAGACAATGACTTTTTGAAGTTAAACAACTCAAGTTTAAGGTTCTTCATACTTTAGTATTTATTTTTTATATAATCTATATATTACAATTAAAAAGTCTATTTTTTCATTTTTATTTTTTAAAATCATTTAAATTTTCGGGATTATCTCGTAAATTTGCACTAGAAATAGGATATAAATTATTAAACCATCTCGTTTTATAAGGATAAACAACATCTCCTGTATTTTGTGAGAAAGATATTACACCATTATGATTAATATTCTTACTAACTGTTATCTCAGAATCTATAATATTTATAGATGTAACATAAGTTCCATTTGGAATACCATCACCAATCAATTGATTGCCTATACCAATTTCAGATATAGATGTAATTTTTTTATTTTCTCCTATAATATTTTTTGAAAAAATAGGACCTACTTTAATGATATTTGTAGCTTGTCCATCTACAATAACCGAAGTCCCAAGTGTTTCAATTTTAATATCTTTATTAGATGTGAAGGCAGGATAATAAGTTTGTACTTCAAGTGATAATGTTAATTTAATTTCATTACTACTTTTTAAGTTTTTTTCTCTTGTTATCTCAATAGCATCAGTATCTGGCATAGTTAATACCGCATCAATATTCATATAATTATGTTCAAAGTATATAAATTTATATAACCAAAGAGTATTCATTATTTCCTGAGAACATTTAAAAACATCTATCTCACTTTTTAATAAAATAACTAAATCATATGTAACAGTTATTGGAATTGCTCTTACCTGCCTAAGAAGTCTTTTAACTTCAACATTATCTTCAACTACAGATCTAAGCCAAACATTAGGATTTCTAAATTCATCACTTTTAATATTAAAATTATTAAAAGTTAAATGTCCTCTAGGAATTTGATCAGTGTTTAACTCAACATATCTATTTTCAGAAACTATATCATCTTGAAAAGAATCTAATAAAAATCTTTCATCACCAGTCAATGAGTAATATATAGGAACATTTACATTAATATCTCCAGATGTGAAGTTGTTTATCCAATTTAGTCTACCTTCTAGAGTATCTAAAACACATATTGTTAAGTCTCTAAAGAAAACTTCATTATAATTAAACTTTTGTCCTATCATGAGAGTATATATAAAAACATTTTCTTTTCAATAAAATTATGATAAAAAATTTACTACTTTGGGAAAAATATAGACCGAAAAATATAAATGATATAATACTATTACCAAGAATTAAATCATATTTTGAAAATGGTATTAATAAAAATTATATTTTCTATGGAAATTATGGAACTGGTAAAACATCATTAGCCAGAATACTAATTGGTAAATATTCTAAAGATAAAGCTTTCTTAGAAATAAATAGCTCACTTTATACATCAATAGATGTATTGAGAAGTGATGTTGAAAAATTTTGTAAAACTCAACCTATATTAGAGACTGATGATCCAATAAAATATATTTTTCTAGATGAATTTGAAAGAGTTTCTCCACAATATCAAGATGCGTTAAAAGGATTTATTGAAGCTTATCATAAAAATGTTAGATTTATTTTAACAACTAATCATATAAATAAAATTTCAGATGGTATAAAATCAAGATTTACTTGTATAAATTTTGATTGTCAAAATACACAAGAAGAGAAATTATTAAAACAGGAGATTTATAAAAAAATAAAAAACATTGTATCACCTAAAGAAGAAATAGAAATTTCAAAAGATTATTTAGTAAATATAATAAATAAAAGATTTCCGGATTTTAGAGGAATATTTGTAGAACTACAAAACTTCAAAGACACTGGTAATATTCATACTATAACATCTAATGTATCGAATAAACTAAAATTAGATTTATATAATATTTTATATGATAAAAGTATGAGTTATGAAAATATATATCACTTTATTATGGAAAATTTTGGACCAGAAAAAATAGATATTATAATAACATTATTAGGTAAAAATTTTGTAGACTGGTCAATTCAAGAAAAAAAAGAGAATATTAGTAAATTATTTGAATTAAATTATATACTATCTGATTATTCATCAAAACTTGAAACAAATACTGATCCTATAATTTTAGGATTAACAATAGTTGGAAAATTTAGAGATATTCTAATTGAAAAGTAATTTTTAAATATATACCAATATGGCAGAATTCGATTTCAAAGATCATTATATTGGTTATAAAGGACATCCTAGATTTATTATCAACAAAATTGTTGAAGATGATGTAATAAGAGTAATTATTCAAAAATATGAAATGCTTTTATTCACAAATAAAGGAGACCTATTAGGTGATCCAGACTTTGGATGCGATCTAACTAAATTGTTATTTCAAACTAGAATATCTGCTGAAGGAGTTAAAAAGATTATAATTGAACAAATAAGAAAATATATATCAGAATTGTCAACAACCAATTTTCAATTAGAAGTATCCTTTTTTCAAGATCCTGAAAATTATCAGGATGTACTACAAATAGATTTTCAATTAGCTGATTATGAAGTCTATGCTATAATATCATAAATTTTAAGGATAATAAGACTGTGTTATAGTCAAACCACCAGAAGTTGAATTAGTACCAAGTGTTAATCCAGATGAATCTATCAATAGTGTATCTGTTTCAGCCAACAAACCGTCACTAATTCTGTATCTAAGAACATACGATTGAGTAGCTGAATTTGTTAAATCATTATAATAAGTAACAAGCATAATATTTGGTCCCCAATTTAAAGCAGTTGTTCTATTTTGGTAATATACATATCCAAATGAACCAATTGCTGAATTAAATCCATCAACAACTGTTTCAAAATTATTACCAAAATTATAGTTATCAGAAGTTTCAATTAAATTAAATCCATGTTGTGAGAATGTTGACCACCTAAATTCTTGTGGAGTAGAACCATAAATACTCCAATCAGCAAATGATTGAGTGTATGAAGTTATTAATGAGAAGTTATTACTAGTTCTATTATAAATAGTATAGTATTGAGGATTTAAACTACCAAAAGTTGAAAATGTCAATCCATAATTTAAACCAGTTGCTAATTTAGCAAGAATGTTATAATTAACCGGAACCAACCCTTGATTATTTGTAGTATTAACAGTATCTTTCCAATATGCTTTACCACCAACCGCAACCTCTCCACGAATTTCAACAGATACAGTTCCATTAGCAACCAAATTACCTGTCCAATTTAATTCATTTCCAATAATATAAGCTGAACCGATACTAGATACAACATAAGAGTTTTGAATATATGAAAAATCACCATCTAATTCAATTCTAAAACTATTTGTAGTAAAACTAGAACTATTTCCAATAACATATGGATATCCGTGTTGAATACGTGGGTAGATAATATTATTAATACTATCTAAATAAGGTCTATCTGTATAATTTCCATATGGATCATTAAATCCTGATGTAAAAGGATATGAGAGCATTGTTAATTCAGCAACCTTAGAAACATCAGCATAAACCATAGGAAGTGTAGCATCTCGATATTTTTTTGTAGTTAAATTACTAAATGATTCAATTTCTTGAATATCAAGTATACCTTTTATTTCAAAATTCTTTCTATCTCTATAAATCATACCATATCCGTTATCGGAAGTAACCTCAATAACTAAATATGGAGTTATATTAGAATCGATTGTAAAATTAAAAGGATTTAAATTATTTACTTGTCTATATTCAGATATTTTATCAACAGGTGTTAAGTTAATCTCTTTCCATTCCGAAATATTTAACCAATTATAACCAACTCCCTCATCCAAAATTGGAGAAACAATTGAATTAGTTGCACCTCCTTGTTCAGTCCAAATGTATATTAATTTATTATATTTAATAATATCACCAATTCTGTAAATTGATCCGTATATCCATGTTTCAGCATTTTCAAATTTTCTTGGATTATTAGTAATATTGTTATTAATTACAGATTCATATAATTTATCATAATAAACAACTCTCTCACCTATTTGATAATTTCTAAATGCATACCATTCTCTATAAATTTCATATGTTCTAATATCAATTGTATAATAATCTGGTAATAAACTTGATTTTGGAGTTCCACTTATATAAAAATCCAAAACACAATTATAAACACTAGATCCACTATTAACTGGAAGTAAGTAAGCCTCATTTAAATCGAAAATAATTGGAGTAAAATTTTGACTAACATTAAATATTTGAGCATCGACAGATTGATGTATTATTGTTGTACCACTAACAAAATCTGCTCTACCAGTTATATCAAGAATTTTATGAGTAATTGGTATTATATTTTTTTGTAACCAATATTTAAGTCCTTGTAATTTCTTTTGTACTTCTTCTAAAGTATAATATAAAATATTATTACCCTCATTATCTGTAATTCTAAATGTTAAATTAAATAAATTTGTATCTTCAAATTTAGGATTGGGAAAAGTATGTTTGATGAAATCATTATCTTTCCATCCTTCAGTATTATTATCAAATATATCTGGTATTTCTACTTTAAATAATTTATAATAATTTTCAGATTCTATTTCTATATTTCTATAATATTCATATAATTCTAAATCATTATATCCAAAATAGTTTATAGCATTAATTATTGCCTTGTAACTACCAATATAAGGATATATTAGATTTTTCATCATTAACATCTCTTTTCTCTTTGAATTAAGATAACTCCAATCGATTCCTTCTTCTTTTATATCATATTCTTTAAAAATATAAACGTCATCTGAGGATATCAATTTACCAACATTATTTAACTCTGTATGATATCTAATATCTTCTATTTCTGTTTGACCCAAAATATTAAATCTTCCTAATTCTCTATTCCAGATCTTAAATCTACAAGATAAATATGTACTAATATTAATTTTTGGAAAATTATTAATTATTGTTGTTTCAAAATCTAAAGAATCGACTTCTTTAAAATAATCAACAATAATTTCTCTACTAAAAATATTTCTTATTTTTAAAAGATATCCATTATTATTTGAAATATATTGTTTTTTATTATTTGTAGTATCTTTAATAAAAATAGCAAGGTGTTGTCCAACTTTTAGTCCTCTAAAGTTACCTTCAATATCAGAGGTAAATAAACTAGTTGAATTATCATTTAGTGATATTTTACCATATCTATCACCTGTAAATTCATCAAATATATTTTCAAATGTAATAATATCATTATTAATAGAAGTAGTTGTAATTGTAAAATCTACTTCTTCTTTTTTATAAAGCTGTAGAATACTTCTAAGACCACCTTCATCAGATGAATTATATCCTAGGAACAATTGAATAGGCTCAGGAACAACACTAACATCAGTATTATCATCAATAAATTCTAAATCATTCTCAATATAATCAAAAATAGTCTGTTGATATTCAGGATAAGAAACTTTAGTAATATCTCTATTAGCCTTTCTATTAAGAACAACTGTCTCTAATGGTTTTGGACCATTATATGATAATATACCACTTGTTGATAATTGATCTCCACTAAAATCATACATAAAAAATTGAGGAACGTTATCAGAAAACCACTTCCAATATAGACTAACTGTTGGACTTCCATTGAAATTTTCACGAGGTCTTCTTATATATTCTCTAACATTTAACCAAAGATAATCTCGATCAATATATTCCGGATTTAAAGTGCCATAAAAATTATCAGTTGAAGAAGTTGGAGAAACTGATTCTATTTGAAAAGAACTGCTTAAATAAACTTGAACTTCAACAACCTGTTCGGTGTCAGGTTGTATAGCCCAAATACTCTTTCTATCTGGATTATAAATTAATTTTGTTAATCTACCACCAGAAAATGGTTCAGAGTGTTTCTGTTGACCGGTTGCTGTATCAATTGTTAATATCTGCGAATTTGCACCAATATACATATCTCCATCAAATTGATTTAAAGCAATATTACCATAATCCAATGTAGATGCGGTATAATATAAACTATCAGTATCAACAAATAAAGATGAGAATATCAAATCTGTTGATGAATTCATCGAACTATTAAAATTATTAAACAATAATGAATCAAAATTACCAGTAGAAACAGATGCAATATCAATTATAGAATTATTATCAATTTTTTTCAAATTTGAACCATCCTCAAAAACATAAATAGATTCATTTTCTGGATCATATGACAATGAATGACTAAATGACAATATTGCATAAACTGTATTAACACTTCTTGATGTACCATCAATTCTATAAACGCCACCATTAGTACCAACATACATATCTCCCTCAAAATCATTAAATGCCATATTATAAGTGAAATATGTTGATGTATTGACTGTTGTAATTGAATCGGTTGTATCATAAATATTAATAAATGTTCCATTTTCAAAAGAAACATAAATATCACCATTATTATTATTCAATTTTATATCATAAGCATTTGATGTGAATGAATAAGATGCTATTAATAAATTTACATAAGGATCAATTTTATAAAGTGTATTTCTAGAAAGAGCATATACATAATTTGTTATATTATTAAAACAAAGTCCTATACTATTTGTCAATCCTATTATATCAATATCAGAAACATTTAATCCATAAATAGAATCATATACTCTTATCTTATCACCTAGAACATAAATATAATTTGTAGGTTGTATATAAACTAAATCTACCATACCAGTAATTCCATCATATTGATAAGGAATATAAGTATTTGACCAAATATATTCTATACTAAAAGCTGGATCAAATTGTTCTTTATCATACATACCTTGTAAAAGATTTGGAACCCAAGCTGGTGGACAACCGGTCTGACCAAATCCTATTGTAAACGCAACAGTTGCAAATGCTGAATTATTACATAAAGAATCTGTCAATCCCCAAAAAGGACCTTCATAACTTAAATTAATAATATCAGGGTTTAAATAAAGAGAATTAAATTCAATATTTTGTAATGTATAATATGTCTTATTAATACCAATTATTTGACCAGTTGCAAATCCAACTTCTTCAAGTGATTGACCACTAGCGGTTCCTAATATTATTTCATTAGATGTTATTAAAGCACCATGATTACCACTATATTTTTTTATAATTCTATAAGTTTCAATTCCTGGAAGAGATGATTTACCAACGTTAATTTTTAAATTAACTCTTTGTATTTGTTTTTTAACATTAAATTTAAGAGCACTAGCTGAATTACTAACATATATTCCAAAATCGTTTATAGTCTCAGCCCAACTTTCAGTCCAGTTTGAAAGAGTAGTCTGAATATCAGTATCAAATAATTCTTCATAAACTCTACCATTAACACTAACTGATAGGAATTTACCCATATCATAGAATGAAACAACAGTATGTTCTATATAGAAATCTGCAGTTGTTCCAACCTGTACACTAAAATCAATAGGAACATTAGGAAAATCGGTACTTAAACTTATAGAGTTATAATATACTGATGAATATCCAACTGTTAAAAGAGTTGGCATTATACCAAGAGTATTTAATTTTAAAAAATGTCTAGTTAGCCAATTTCTTAAAGTTCGATCTATGGTTCTTTGCATATCAACAACTCCAGAAGAATATATCCAAGCAACTCTTTCACCATAAACCATTTTATTAATTTTAATAATAATACCAAATTCATCAATATCAGTAAAAACTATATTATATTCCCAATTACTTGAATAATCATAATTAAATTCCTTAACCAATCTTTCATAGGTTTCTATACATTTTTCATATACATATTTGACACCACCAATACTATATGATGGACCTACTTCATCATAATAATAATTTACTTTTAAATAATTAGTAGGATATATTAAATCTGCTTTTAATTTATAATCATCATAATATAAATCTACATTAAATAATTTAAGTTCTGATTTAAACCTCTCAGCAGCAAATGCTAAAGTTATTTCAGATGATTGTGTATATGATTGTGTAAAATAAATATGATCTTTTGTTAAATAAATCTCACCAGCAACTAATGATTCATTTGTTATTGTTCCTGAAGATGATGATGGTTCGATAGGTAAATATGTTGGTGTTGACCAAAATAGTGTAGATGATGTATCTCCAGTAGGAGATATAGCCAAACTTTCAGAGGCCCCTGACCAAGTATAGGATTGAATACATTGATATATTTGATTATTCCAAATAACTTGACTACCAGTTGCGTAATATGTTAGATTAACATTACCAGTAAATGTTTTAATTCCACTAACTTTGAAGAAATCCGAATTTAAAGTAGAATTCGGAACTTTAAATTCTATACCAGGAGTTAATATGTCTGGTATTGGATCCGAAAATTCTAATATTTTAGAAGTAGAATCAAAATTAATGGGTCCTCTATAAACCCTTGGTAAGTCAGTTCTAGTAATAACTTCAATTATTAAAGTTGAATCAGTAGGTATAGATTGTAAGTCATATTCAAAATGCACTATATCTACTATATTAGGATTTTTAATTGTTACAATTTCAACATCATCATATCTACCAGTTTTACTATAATTATCATTCTTTTGAGTATTAACTAAATTTAGCTTTCTATATTGGTATAATCGATCATAAAAAGTTGGCTCATTCCATAATGATAAAGTATCTTTAAGTTGTGGTGTTATATAGTTATAGATACCTATAATATCAACACCAGTTATAGTAAGATCCTCGTAACTTGATGTAAGACCATAATAACCACTATATGTGCTTTCAAATAATAAGTTATTCATTGAAGAAACTATTAATATGGCACCTTTTTTAGAACTAACAACAGAGTAAATTCTATTATTATCCGTAAATTCAAATATCGGAGAATTAAATCTAATAAATGTTCCTAATTTAAACTTAGATTCTATATTTTTACCATAAATCCATTTTGAGAAATAATCTTGCTCTTGATTAACAGGTTCTATTTTAGTTACTGACTGAGTAGATACACCTTGATAAAAATGAAAACCATATTCATTAAATAATTGAAATCTTCTAAGACTTAAATTAGATTGATCTTCATATTCAAATGTAGGTATCTTCTCAAATAAATACAAAGCCTGTGTTTTAAAGGTATCACTTGAATTTTCCGGGAATAAAATATCACCCTCATATCTTTCGGATGTTTCATTGTAATAAAAATTTAAAGGATTTCCTTCTTTATCGAAGAATAATAAGTTTTGCATCTACTAATCAAATACTATTTTGAATATATATAAAAACTTTAATTCTTGATGGGGAATTAATATATAATAAAAATTCAAATATTTATGAAATATCTTAAAAAATTTAATGAGGATGAGGTTGTTATATCAGAGCATCTTCAATACCATGTTAATAATGATATATCTATTACTGAAAATATTTTCAGATATGGATCAGAATCTTATTTTAATCTTTTAAAGGAATCTAGAGAACTATATGATAAAGGATTAGTTGAATTATCAGGACACGATAAAGAACTTTTTGAAAATTCAGATATTGGTCGATTTATAGTATTCGAAGGAGAATTAGTACCATTAGATTTACCATTGGAGATTATGATGGAGATTAATGAGGCAGAATATAAAGGTAGAGAGGTTGATTTAAATCATCCAACAAGAAGCTCAGGTCCTAAAAAGTATAAAGTATATGTTAAAAATCCAAAAACTGGAAATGTAAAAGTAGTTAATTTCGGAGATGTAAGTGGAGGATTGAGTGCTAAAGTATCTGATTCGAAAGCTAGAAAGTCTTTTGCAGCTCGTCATAAATGTAATTTGAAAAAAGATAAAACCACTCCTGGATTTTGGAGCTGTCGCCTCACAAAATTTGGACATCTTTTTGGCGGACGCACCTATTCCGGTTACTGGTAGACAAGAGGAGGTAAAATATTAATATATAATGGTAAATAAAATTATCATTATGCAGATTTATAAAACTACCAACCTAATAAACAATAAAATTTATATAGGCAAAGACACAACATCTGATCCTAAATATTTTGGATCAGGATTACTAATTAAGCGAGCCTTCAAAAAATATGGTAGTGAAAACTTCATTAAAGAGGTTATCGACACATCTGATGACTATAATGAACTATCTAAAAAAGAAATTTATTGGATATCATTCTATAATTCAACAGATAAAAAAATTGGGTATAATATATCTAATGGTGGTGATGGCGGTGATACTCTATCAAATCATCCAGATTTGGAAATAATAAAAGAAAAAATATCAAAAAATAGCCCAAAAAAAGGAAAGACTTATGAGGAAGCTTTCGGTGAGGAAATATCGAAGAAGTATAAAGAGAATCTATCTAAATCAAACACCAGGCATAATTTAGGAAAAAAGCTTGATGAATTATACTCATCAGAAAAATCAGAAAGAATTAGAAAATCAATTAGTAATAGTAGTAAAATTAATTGGACACCGGAGAGGAAAAAACTACACTCTAATTTTGCTAAAAATAATATATACAAATCTTTGCTATCAGATAAATCAATTGAAAAAAATAGAAATTACTTAAATGAAAGATGGTCTAATTGGAGAAATACTGAAATTAAAATTATAGAAAGTCTGAATATAGAAGATCTGGTATCTTATTTAAATAAGATACCAAATTCACTTTTTAGTAACAGGAGTGATTTTTATAAGTTTATTGGCAATGATAAACACGAATTGATAAAGAAAAATTTACTTAAAAATAGAATTCCAAATAAAAATAATGAATCGAATAAAAAGTCTATTATAATTGATAATATCAATTATGAATCAATATCAGATGCCGTAAAAATTCTAAATATTGATAGGTCTCTAATACGTTCAAGACTAAAATCATCACATTTCAAAAATTATCTTTATCAAGATGATGAACTGAATAAAAAATATAAAAAATATGAGAACATTGATCCACATCTATCAAAAAAAGAAAAAATATCAATAGATGGTATTATCTATGAATCTATTACGGAAGCTGCAAAATATTTAAATAAATCAAATGATTATATCAATTGGAGATTAAACTCAAAATCCTATCCAGATTGGTTTTACCTAAATAAGGAAGTGGAATTAAAAGAAACCGGTGATCCAAAGATGAAAAAGGTTTCAATAATAGGAAATGAATATGATTCAATTGCTGATGCTGTAGTTAAGTCCGGAATAGACAGACAAATAATGAGATATAGATTGAGATCAAATAATTATCCTGATTATTTTTATATATAGTCTAATATGAAACATTTAAAATCATATAAAATATTTGAGTCTGTCGATAGAAAATTTATGAATGAATTTCTATATGATTTTGGATTATTTATAACTCTAAATCTGTCACAAGTTACTAAAATGGGGATTGATGAAAATGCTACTAAAGAGTTAGTATTAATGTCTCAAAGACTTAGACAACCATTAATAAATGGAATGAATTATAGTGAACTAACTAAAGATGTTAATTCAATATATAAAAATCCAAAAATGACATCAGCTTTAGTTGATCAAATAAGAAATTTACTAACTTATATAGAACCAAGAATACAAAAATTTGTAAAGGAATGTGATTATAAAAAAAATTGGCTAACTAAAATTAATAAATTTAAAGAAAATTATAAAATAATTATATCATGAGAATTAAAAAATTCAACGAATCAAATTCGGATAAATTAGATCAACCATATATTAAATTCATTTTTGAAGAATTTTTAGATAAAGATGAAAATGAAATACATTTTGATGAGGATAAAAATTCGTATTTTGAAATTTTTATAACAGAACCTTTAATTATAACAGATTCTGAAATAAATTTTGAAGATTATGAGAAAAATATTGAAGATTTATTAAATTTTTCAAAAACTTTAAAATCTTGTATAGATAAAGTCAAAGAAGAATATCCAGATATTAATGTCAACTTTGATTTTGAAAGTGTCGAAGTTGGATCAAAAATTAAAAGAGATTTACATCTATCATTTTATTTATGAAATATCTAAATAGTTATAAATTATTTGAAAAGTTAAATGAAATAGATCTACCTATTTATAAAGGAGATCCAGAAGAATTAGAAGCAGAAGAATATCTAGAAAATATTCTTTTAGATTTAAAAGATTTAGAATCAAAATTTTCAGTAGGAGACTCATCAGTAATAAATCAGATGGTTCCTAGTGAAAATTGGTATAAAAATACAGGTGTTGAAAAAGGATTTAAAAATTATGTAAGTATATACATTCAAATAATGAAAAAAGAGCATATACAAGAAATTTTAAATATAATAAAACAATGCATTTATTACATGAAAAATAATGGTTGGAAATATAGTATTAGAAAAGATATGCAGCATCATATTAATGTGGATGATATATTGAATGTTTTTTCGACTTACCCCGATGATGATTTTAAACTTTACTATAAAACAATAAATATAAGCTTTTGGAAAATATGAAAATTAAAAAATTTAACGAATCAAAAAAAGAGTTAGACACTGAATATTTAAATTTTGTGTTTAATGAATTCACTGATAATGGGGCAGAAATAGAAATAGACGAATCTGCAGATCGCACCAAAAAATATTGGCATATCTTTTTAGAAGAGCCTCAATTAAATTTGAAATTCAATTCTATTTCTGACTATACAAATAATATAAATGAGGTATATAAATTCTCAAAGGAATTGGAATCTTGTTTTAAAAAATTAGAAGATGACAAAATTAATTATGAAATTGTCATTGAAGAAATAATAGATGAAAAAGGTAATTATATATTCAATCAAGGTTCGGAAATGCCAGAAAAAATACAAAGAATAATAATAATAATATTTTCAGAATGAAAAATATATTAAATTTTAAAAAGTTTGAAAATTCAGAGTATGATGATGCTAAAGAAAATTTAGAATTTATTTTATTAGATATAAAAGATCTAGGATTAAATTATTCAATTTTTGGCAGAAGTAAATTTTTAGACAATCCCGGTGAAACGTGGTATAGAAATACTAAAGTTGAAAAAGGATTTAAGGAATATATAAGTATATCAATTGGAACAAGAAAAGAATATATAGATGAAATTTTAAATATAATAAAAGAATGTGTTAATTACATGATAAATGATGGTTGGAAATATAGTACAAAAATAGATAGAGGTGTTAGTGTGGTTGATATAGATATAGATCGAATAGTTCCTTTATTCAATCAAAATAGAGATATTACAAAATATTTAGGACAAATACATATACATTTTTGGAAAATATGATACTACCATTTAAAGAAGAAGAAATATCAGAAAATACTTTTATTAGAACATTTCATCAAGATGTTGATTCTGGATATTTATATTGGCATCGTGACTTTGAAGATAGAATAATAGAATCTATTGAGAAAACTAATTGGAAATTTCAATTAGATAATGAATTACCAATTGAAATAAATGGTGAAATATTTATACCAAAAGGCATTTATCATAGGTTAATAAAAGGTGATAGTGATTTAAAAATAAAACTAAAGAAATTATGATTAAAAAATATGAAGGATTTTTAAATTTCTTTAAAAAAAATGATAACACATCTGAAATAGTTCAAATAGTTAATGATATAGTTAATGATCTTAATGATTTAAATAATGTTGATGTTAAAGCAGCGAAAGAACATATAATAAAAGGAAATGATAGTGAAAAAATTAAAATAGTTTTCGCAGTTTCACTTAATAAAGATTCTATAGTTAGTTTTTTAAATGAATTAGAAAATGTTAATTCACATTTAAATTCTGAAAATTTTATAGCAAATTTATGGTTTTTAAATGATAGTGATATGGATGGATCAAGTGGTTATATTATTAATAATAAAAATTATTCAAATTTAAATTTGAATATTTTCACAGATCCGAAAATATATAATCAATCACCTGGTCTATATTTAGTTGTTAAAAGAATAGATAATAAAAGTAGGTATAGGTTTTCAACATGAGAAAAATCTCTAATATCTAATCCCCATTCCTTTAATTTCTTAACCGAT